TCCAACCGACGAGCTAAGGCGGCATTGGCCTCCTCAATGGAACCGCCCTCATCACCCCATAACCCAATCAGGCCGGGCAGTTGTTCCTTCAAGGATTTGACCACTTTCAGCAACTCATCGTGTAACCGTTCGGCTTCTTCGGTATCAATATTGGCATCAGCTAAAGCGGTTTGGATCTCACCATACCGAGTGATCAAGGTTTCCGTTTCGGTGTTCTGAGCCTTGAAGCTGGTAGTCATGGCCGAGATGCGATTACCCACCGCCTCCAGCCGTTCGTTGGCTGGCATCAACATCTCGTTCAGTTGGGATATTTTGTCAGTCCAATCGGTGGTCAACCTCGTCACTTCCGGCAAAGCCATGTTGCCAATAGTGGTTCGTAACTGGTTGAGGGTATCACCGAAATTCTCGAAAGCGTTGCTGGCCGTTTGAGCCACCGGTGGGATTTTTAACAGGGATTTATTGACACCAGAAACAAAGTCATCAATCGAGATGCCCATCGCTTCGATGTCTTTGGGAATGGCAGTACCAAAGGCATCCTTCATTACCTGACGGATCTGTGGTACCCGTTCGGCGATCTGATTGATCTCCTCGGCACTCAGCTTCCCTTTAGCCGCCATCTGGCTGAGAGCCAGAATCACTCCGTCTAATTCGGCTTTCCCTTTACCCACCGAGGCCAAAGCGTTACCAAAGGCACGTAACGATTCTTCGGCTTGGCCAGCCGAGAAGCCGGCCGCTTGCAGGTTGGTTGAACCCTCCACCGCTTCCGGGAACCCTAAGCCCGGCAGTTTAGCTACTTCCCGTAACCGTTTCAACTGACGTTGCGCTTCGTCAGCACTACCAGTTACCGAAGTCAACCCGGCCGTAAACCGTTCGATCTGAGCGGCTGAGTCGATGAACTGCCTCCCAAAATCGAACAAGGCTTTACCGGTGCGAGTAATCATCTCACCGGCTTGGTTGATATTACCTAGTTGCTGAAAAGTTCGGTCCAACCGGCTCATTACTGATTCGGCTTTCTTGGCCCCTCGTTGCAGACCTTTAGTGTCTAGGTTAAGATCAAATTCGATGTTGCCGATGTTGGTGGTATCAGCCATTATATTTTGCCTCGTCGGAAATTTTCCGGTGCTTTACGGGACATCTCTTGGTGCTTAGTTCTAACTTCGTCGATATTTCGTTCTTGTTCTTCCAAATCCAAAATATGCAAATAGAGGAGCAGTTTCAAATACGGCATTTTGCGGTAAATTGTGCCGGGCGGTATATGCAACCCTCTAGCCATATTCATTTCTAAGCTGGCATAACCCATCCAAGGCGGGATCAGGCTGGCTTGCTTAGGTTGAGGATCTGAAAGATTTGAATGAAAAAAGGGGTTGAGCCCTTGACTAAGGCGTCGATGACTTCGGCTGGATTTAGCAGTTTAATCACCTCCATCTCCACCTCTAATTTCGACGGGTCAGGATCGGGGAACGGATCCAAAGCTATCTGTAAAACCTTGTAGATCCGGTCCCGCAGATCTTGTTTACCCAATAGGCGCATGATGAAACGAGGGATGGCCGTTTCGGCCATCAAATCCTCGTCATCTTGCACCGATTCTAATAGAGCTTGAACCTCGGTCGAGATTAGCTCCAGTTTATAAAATGAGGGATAATGCAAACTGAGTTCGATCTTCTCCACCTCTCCGCTTCCGTCACGGCGATGGACGGTGAAAACCTCGGGAATATCAGCCATAACCTTACGCAGTTCTTCGGCTTGATCGCCGACACCGCCTTCTTTAAGGTTCTTGACCTGATTCTCAAGTTCTTCCACCTTGACTGTCAGGAAATTGAGACGATCTTCACTCATTTCTAGGTGTCTGTAACCTTGCCAAATCCCCAATTAGATCCACTGGCTATCGCTAGGCAAGTGAAAGTGACAGGGAAAATGGTTTCAGCGTCCTTGGTATAGGAAACATCTTGGCCTAATTGCGGCACCGCCGACGAAAAGTTGTAAGTGGTTAACCCGTCAGCCCCGATTGAGGAAGCGGCCACAAACTTGATCGGCACTGGCACTGGATCGGCCACTAAGAACTCAATAGAGGTACCGGCGGTAACGACATCGGTGTTGGTGCCAGAACCGTATAGGGAGACCATCAAGCTGTCTAGTGTAGATTCTAATAGGTTAGTGGTGACGGTAATTCCCATCCTACCTCGTAAGGCTTTAACAGCCCCACCTGCTTGGCCTTCCACCAAAACTTGGTCTTCTTCAAAAGCCATTGTCACCCCGTCACGAAATCCGCCTACATCATGCCAACCGGTTGAGGGTGTACCCGTTATATTGAGGCCATACCAGGAAAAGGTGCCTGATCCCAATAGGATATTGGCAGTTGTTATAGCCATAATTTTTCTCCTTTATTCTGAAGCTGGTGGAGACCATGAAGATTCTGCCACCGCTTGATCGTCGATTTTGTTGTAAGCCGTCACCTTGACAGCTACGGTTATGGTTGGTTCAACTATTTCTACTGCATAATCCGGCAAGCCGGTGGTGATCGTTTCTTGGAAATCAACCCGTACAGTATTATCAACTTCGTTGCCATCCTCATCGGTGATGGTACTAGGATCTCCACTACCGGTAATAGTAACCACCAATCGAGTTGTAGCCGAATCAGCTACCCCCGAAACTTTCAGCTTGCCATCACTGGCTTGAACCGTTAAGGTCGGTGCCCCGGGCGCGGTTGGCTGATTAACCTTGCCACCTTCCAGATCCTTGACCGATTCTTGGATCTCTTTGTTATGGTCGTCGATCTGTTTTTGGCGGTCGTAATCAACTAAAGCCACCTTGCCCCGCTTGAACATCTCGATCTCCAAATTCTCTTGCCGTTCGGCATCTGTGGCACCAGCCACCGAATAGTGACCGCTAATATCAACCGTAGCCGTATCTTCTAACCTGATAATGCTCCCATTGACTTGCGGATACTGGATGGCACCAATATCTAGTTCTAGGTGCGACATTTAACCTCCCATGTTATGTTTGTTATGTTATTTTCCCACTTTCAAAAGTTTTTGGCTGGAAAAATATTTTCCAAATTAAAAATATATATACCGTCAGAAAGTTTACAAAACGGCCTGAGAAACCTAACAAATGTAACTTTCATAAACTAATATAAGACCGGAACCTAACTGTCAAATAATGAACATCGGCCTCTAAAGCATCCCATAACGGGCCGAGAGTGCCGAGAAAGAATTGTGATTTGCAAACGGTGGTGCCTTGTGTCCACCTCTCCACATTGGCCGCTGTTATGATCTGGCTTTCTATTGAAGACAGGGTGGCCACATCAGCCGAACCGTTATCCTCCGAAGCCACGAACACATTAAACCAGCCGTCATAATTCTGGATAGTGGAATCCATGCCCACATCATTAATAGAGGCCAGAACATTGACGCTGGGATAGCTGACACCATCCGGTCGTTTTGGCCCTTTGGTGATCCCACCGTTGAGTAACGATGTCACACCGGAAACATTAACCAAGGTGGCTAATCCGATCAGATAATTGTCAGTTGTTACCGCACCCATTACACCTCCTTACAACTTGAATCCTTGCATCGCTTTTTTGACTTCGGCTTTAGTTGGTTTAATCAAGACCCGATAACCCTCCCGAAAATGAACATGAACGGCATATTCCATAGCGGCGAAGACCTTGGCATAAGGCCCGGCTGATCCTTCAAATAACCTATGCTCGATACTAGCCCTCAAATTACCTGTGCGATCTATCCAAGCACCAGCCCGATTACCGTCACGGCTATTATTGACGCTCTGCCGACCCAAATAGTCCAAGTAGGCTTCACCCTTAGTCTCGATCTTAGTGATAACCTTATCTAACTGACGGGCTACGAACTTTTCTACGTCCTGCTTGGCCTTTAACATTACTTTCGTTTTCGGCTCCGTCTACGGCCATAACTGGAGGCTATGGCCATCGCTTGGCGGCGGTTAATTACCTTGCGACCACTACTGGATCGCAAACTGCCTCGCTTGAATTCGCCCATCACCTTCTCAAACTTGGTCTTCTTTTTAGCCATTAGCCTTGTCGGGTGAAGGAACGATATTTACCTTGCTTACGTTGTTTGCGGCGGGGCTTAGGTTTTCGGGCTGGCCGTTTCTTGATTTTATAATCGCATTTCATGGCCATGATCACACCCGTTCCTGCAACGAGGCTTCCATGTGGCTAGTCCAATCCTCAACCCCTAAGACATCAAAAGTGGTTCCATTCAAAACAACCACCACTCCACCAGACGGGTAAGCGGTCAATACATTAGCGTACCTTTGGCTGTACATGGTATGCGTGTTTTGATACACACCACCAGTAGCGTTGTCCTTCATGCTAGCCGTAGTTGGTTGCAAATCCACCTGCACATTGGTTTGTAGAGCCGTTGGGCTATCGGTCACATAATTAAAGTTGGCATCTTGGGTAGCCGTTTCCTGTTGGATGGTAACGGTACTAATATCGGTGGTGTTAATGAACAAATTCATTTAGCCGCCACCTGACAAACCGCCCTCATTTGATCGCCCATCCGCATCATATCGCCAACCTCTTCCCGTTCTATCAATGACCAGCGTCGTTGAAGCTCCTCGTTTTGGTTCAACATCTCTCGCCATTTTTGGTCCGAGATTTGGCCAGACAAATAACAGACAATACGCATACTATTGAAGTCTTTCATGCTCGATACAATTTGGGCACCCGTTTATTTAAGCCCATCCCTCGGTGATAATATTGTTCTATTTTCTCGCCCCAACCATAGGATTCACTGACCCCGCCTCGGCTAGTACTGTCTAATGGCAAGCGCCCGAAATCTGGTGTCCAACTCAAGAGATCACCAGCCGCCCTCCAAACGTTGTAGCCTTTACCGAAGAAATAGAGGTCAGTATCTGGCGTGGTGCTGAAGGTATAAGTGCCGTCGAATAGGTTGGCATCATCGGCCGTGTGGCTAGTATTGTCTTCAGTCCTACCATCCCGTAACGTGTAATCAGTCTCAAAGAAACCGACCTTGGTATAAAGGCTAAAATCCGGCACTTGGATCGGATAATTACTGCGCGGAATCCGATTCAATGACACATCATCGCCCCGCCATCCTCGGCTATAGTAATACCGGTAATCGCTATCACGATCCAGCAAGATATAGTCAAAATGGGTCCGATGCTGATCCAATACATCCTGCACTTTCTGGTCAGTGAAAGTGGCTGAAGCCTCATCCGTTACCAGATAGCGAGTATAAGTTATCAAGTCAGCCATCGTTGCTCTGACAGCCATAATCTAGCCCTCCACTTGGGTCAAAAAGGTTTTGTCTCTGGTCAAGGTAAATACCTGCTTTTCCAAATCCTTGAGCTGGAACTGTAAATGCTTTTCCACGTCATCTTGATCCAAGAAGCGCATGGCTTGCCCGTTATCCGTCACCTTGACATCTATCTCAGCCCCGAACCCAACGCCCAACAACTTCAAAGCTACCTGATAGAGAGGGAATATCAGCTTATAATACCGACCGTTCAGATCGGCCAAGTTGAGTTCCTCATCATGGTAAATTCGTAACACTTCCCGTAACCGTCGGTCGGAGATTTGGCTCAAAGGTTGGTTCGGGTTCTCTTGTTTTTCCCAACCCACCATATTGATATATTCCCGTGCTAATAAGACCCAACCTAACAAGCGTTCTGGATGGACAGCCCGATCCAGTTTCAACAACCCAATATTTCGTTCTTTGCACTTGAATTGCCGTATATCTTCAGTCACATATCCATAATGGATAATATCGGTCTTGGGTAGCTCAAATGACGGCTCTATCGGTTCGTTTAGGCTTTTATGGGCATGTTCATGGATGCAGCCATAAAACTTGAAGCCGGCCCCATTACGGTACAATCTGACCGGGGTATCATGCCTTTGATCAGCATCAACCATCAAATGGACTTGGCGCAAGACATAACCGTCATAGAACCTGCTTTGCAAATATTTACCTAAAAGGTGTCCGTTCCGCAATTGCTCATCAGTATCAATCCACAAAATCCAATCCCCACTAGCCGGGTCAACCGATTCGTTCCTCATCCATGAAAAGTTGCCCGGTGCCGGTGCCCAATCCGGGGCGGCTGGCCATTTCTCTGGCAACTCGATGATCTTGGCCCCGTGTTGTTTGGCGATTTCCACCGTGCCATCAGTGGATTGGTTATGGGCCAAAATAATCTCGTCAGCTACATCTTTGACCGACTCCAAACAACGGCCTATATCCTGTTCGTTATTTTTAGCGATCATGCAAACACTGATCTTTTGGTAAGGTCGAGTCAACTTGGCTTTCTTGTCGAAATCTATCTCACCGTATTGACCGCCTTTTTGGTGCCGAAAGACATAATGCCCCTTGTGTAAGCCACGGCATCCGGTCTCATTATTGGTGCAGATATAACGGGCTTGATAACCGTCTTTTTGGCTAAAGACTTCCTCCACCGTGTTATATTCCCAATGAATCCGATGCGTCCGTTGATTCAGTTCTCTATCGTTGGTAGCCATCTCCACGAACGGCCCGTTGGGTACTGTCCATACCAGCCAACCTTCATCAGTCAGCAAGTCTTCCAAGGGCAAGACCAATTCCATTGGTTCGACATAGTGTTCCAGAAGTTCGCCACAAAAGATCAAATCGTATTTCTGGCCCTCTAAAGAGAACAGAACATCACCTTCAACCTTGATCTCTTGCAAGCTGGAAGCATCCATTAAATCGGCTTGGTGTAAATGAGGTTTCCGTTGCTCCCATTCTTGATCGGCTATGAATTGGTTGCCCTTGTCCACAATGCCTTGACTGAAATCTATACCCAAAACTTGGGCCGAAGGAAACATTCGTTGCAGGGCACTGGCAAAGACACCTCCCCCACAACCATAATCCAAGATGTTCGCTGGCTCCATTTGGCTGTTTTGGGGGTCGATCAATTGCAAGACAGTTTCTAATCGGCCATGAAGCCCCGCTTCAACCGCTTTGCCTTCCAGTTCGGGTGCCAACATCCCATCTTCATATTGCTGTTCGGAATGGGTCTGATTGAGGTGGGAATCCAAGCGGTCCTGTTGCTCTTGGCTGATGCCTTCTTCTTCCCGTATATGGTAAGCGGTAACGAAATCGTCATGGTGGAGCAAGTTGTCAAAGATTTGCGGCAAATGGTCTTGGAACCGAGATACAAAGAATTGATCGAAGTTCTGTTCCCACTCCTCCGCGATGGTGCTGTATTGATAATTGTCAACTACCCACTCACGACCCATTTTTTGTGCCTCTTGGTAACGGCTGGCACTGTCCAGCAAATCGAAGGCTTGGGCTATAAACTCTTGTTGGTATCCCTTGCTATAAGCATCGCCCTCAATTAAGGCTCCGGCAAATGGCCACAAGGTTTCAACCAACCCGCCTCGGCTGGTGGCTACCATTGGGGTTCGACAGGCTTGGGCTTCCAAAGCGGCGATGCAGGAAGTTTCATCGAAAGTCGGCACACCCGGATACAACATCAAAGCTGATCTGGAGATATGTTGGTATAGTTGTTCCTTGTTCAAGTTACCCAAATATTGAACACCCTCGGTATGGGCTACCATGCGGTCGGCTTGCTCACAAATCCGTTTCACTTCCGGATTATTCTCATACATAGAATAGTAGCGGCAAACCTTTAGCTCAAGGTCAGGTCGTTGTTCCCGCATTTGGGGGAAGATTTGCAACAAAGGGAACAAACCACGTTCTGGCCGGCTGATATAAATCATCTGGTTGGGGTCTTTTTCGTCAGCCATGTTGTCATCAACCGTGGCTAAGTCGATCCCGTTCTTGGTCACAAAGCCCAACTTCTCGGCCCCGCTGGGCAAGATGGATTCGTAATTCTGACGTTGCCATTCACTGACATAAAGGATCTGATCGGTTTGCCACAAGGAGCCAGCATACTCGGCCTTGATGCCGACCTCCATTACATCCTCAACCCATAACCCTCGATATTTAGCCCGAACATTATTAGCCATCACTGGATAATAGCGTTGAGAGATAAAAATATCCCATTCTATACTGTGGCACATATCAGGGAAATACTGGCTGTCAGCCCATTTGACCCCGTTATACCGGCCTTGATGGTCTTCGTCTTGGAATTGGGTGAAGACCGTGACTTGATGGCCCCGTTCAGCTAAAGCATTGGCCATATAGACCAAGGCCGTTTCACTACCGCCCAAAGATTTCTCCAGCTTAATAGTCTCCGCCGAAAAGGGTACTGATTGGCAATAGAAGGCGATATTATATTTCATTCTGCCGCCTCTTGCCCCTTTTTCAATTCTTCCTCCAGCTGACGGTTAGTTTTAAGTAAAGCATCATTTTCATGGCATAGTTTTTCGTAATCTTGCAACAGCACCGGCAAGACCCGCCTAAACCGAACCAAGTATCTGGGGTTGAAGGGCCGACCAATATTATGGGTCATAAAGGTTTTTAGCACTTCAATATCCGCTTTGTCTATCATTGGCATTTCAAACAATCTCCTTTGGACAGGGGTTGGTTAAAGGTTGGTTTAAGGTTAAGCGTCGGTATCAATACCTCTGGCATGGCCGGCTTCGTTCATCACCGCTACCGTATATTCACCCACTACCACTCCTCTGGTGGCATGACCGGTTTTGGCTAGCGATTCATGTTGGAATGATCGGCCTTGCAACGGTACCACTTCAATTCGGTCAGAAGCTAAAACCATCGCTGATTTGTAAGGCATATGGCGGTTAGGTGGTAACACCACTTGACGACCGAAGCTAGACTCGTAATAAGTCACTTCAGTACGTAAGGTGTCAGCATCATCAGTTACCCTGATCCGGGAGTCGATCAAGCCATCAATGGCTCGTTTCCATTGGGAGTCAGCCACGATCAGGTCAACATCATCGCCACCGTTATCCCAAGCTGACTTGACGATAGTATCGCCCAAGAAAGTTTCGGTCAAAGCGGCGGTGGTGGTTTGTTGGTTGGTAGCGATTGAACGCCAGATACCTTTCATTGACCGATAGGCGGTTAATGAACCGAAGCTGTTACCCGAAGCCGCGCCCAAGATGACCGCTTTCTCCAAGTCACGCAAGATCTCCTTGGTTCTTTGCTCTAGCTGGTAACTGTATTCGTCGTCAATCCCGCCCAAGTTGTTGACTGAGCGTTGGGTGTCGCTAACCTCAATCGGCTTTTGGAACTGTTGCACGAAATTGTATTGACGGCTACGGTTGAGGGAAATATCGCCCGAAACATCGGCCCCCTCCAAACTGGCATTGCTAACCAGTTCCAAAGAACCGCCGACTGCTAGTGAAGATGGGCCAACACTCCCGAAACCTCGGCTAACAGTAATCGAATTAGCACCGGTCACCACTGTGACTTGCATCAATTCTTCGTTGGCAATCACGTTGCCGCCGACCATACGTAGAATATCGCCCACTTGCAAATTGTTGCCGGTGCCATTGACACGGAAAGCGGTATCAGCCGTGGCCGAAGCGATGGCCGATGATGCCAATAAAGTGCCGGGATTGAGTGAATCTTCCACCCATTCATGGAGGACATTGGTAGCTGATTGTGAGGCATCACCCAAGAAATCCAGTAACGGAGTTTCAAAGGGTGAGATAGTAGATACCAGATCAGATACGTCTTCACCGATCAATGTATCATTTGAATAGGTAGCTCTTCCTGAAAAAGCCATTATAGTTTATCCTTGGCGGTTATTGAGATTCCGCCGCTTTGAGTTCACGCTGTTTTTTCAGCATGGCTTGTCGATCTCCCGACCGTCCCGATTTACGGGCTTGGGCCGTCAAATCTTCAAGCTCTTTCTGTAAGGATTGGACAGAGTTGAGATTAGAACCACCACTGGCCCCGGACCCGCCACCTCGAAAGTTGGCTGGTTGGAAACTAGGATGGCGAACAACGAACCCGGCCAGTGCTTCCTCCAACGACATATATTCGCCATTAGAGTTAAAAGGCCGGTTACCACTCCCATCCACAACTTGAACCTCCAAGTCGCCGCCGTCAGCTCCATTGCTGGTCTTAACGGAATAGTAGGTATCAGAATCTACTAAAATTGGCACACCACTTTTCAGCATCTGTTTGGCGATATGTACCATATCTGGCAGAATCCCACCTTCTACTCTGGAGATGGCCGAATCTAATTGGTTCTCGATAAAATTGGATTCCCGTTCTAGTTGCAATAAGCTCGCCGCTTGTTCTTTGTCAGCTACCGCTTTCTGCACTAGAACATCCTTTTCTTCGATGATCCTTTTATACTCACCTTTTTCTTCCAACTCTCGTTGTTCGTCCAAGGCTTTCTGTTCGGCTAGTTCTCGTTGCTGGACACGAAATTGCTCTAGTTCTTCCCGTTCATCTTTACCCAAACCTCTGGCTTTGGCATCGGCCTGTTGAGACCTTTTGGTTTGAGCCACAATTTTTGGGATGATCTGGTTGTCTATCCAATGTTGCTGTTGATCGTTGAAAACAGGTTTTGGATCCTGTGCCGTGTTTTGCGTCCCTTCGGACGGGCTGGCTGGAGTCACAGTCGTTTCAGTTGATTCCTCAGTTGATTGGGTTGTGACTTCTGCTGTTTCTGCCATTTTATGGTCCTCCGTTTTCGATCCGTCGATCTCCGTTTAAGGCCCGTCGGCCATATCTGCTACTTAATGCCAAATTCTTCGGCGTTATATTTAACCATATAAGCCTGTAAATCCTCGGTCGAGCGAAAGTCAATATCGAACTTTTTAGGGAAATAATATTGATACAAATCCAAGGTCAGGAACTGGTAAGTGATTATCCGATCCGGTTCTCCGTCCCTAAGATTGTTGCTAGTTTGAATCCAACTTCCATCTGGTTGCCGTTCCAAGGTCGAACTCTCCATCGAGGCTCCGCCAGCACCCCAGCAAAACCCGCCACCATATTCCTCTAAACGGCTAATCTCCAACGCTATCTGTTCCAAGTAGATACCTTCATTCTCCTTATCCCATAACTGGACATAGAAAGCCAGCCAAGGTTCAGTCCCATTTTCCCACTTGGTATCAAAGGCTACCCATGACTGAGGCATTAACTGAGGTTCAACTCCATTAGAATTTGCAACGCTTCGACTAGATTAGACTTCATCTTGTCTGAAAGGGGTAATTCTTCTTCCTCCATAAACTCTTCCACAATCTCTGTTATCAAGTCTATATTTGTAGGATCACCAACCCCAGGGTCAACTGTTAAATATTTAATGTCTTCAAACAAGACTTTCAGATTCTCTGGACCGGCAATCATCTGCCCTTTAGTCATAACCTCTTTTTTGCTGTCGGTTATCGGCATTTGAGCTATATCCAAATTATCCATGTCTAAAATGAAGGGTGGGGGTGCTGTTCCCGTCGGCGTTGGGGTTTGGGCTTGGGCTTGAGCGGAGACCTTCTTTAGAACCGATTCCAGAGACTCGACAATGTTTTTCAAGTTCTTCGAGTTCGGAGACGACGGCCCATTTAGCGTATACCATTTGGCGTGGACAGACGAAATATTCGGCGATCCTTGATTATTATTAACCTTATCCAAGGCCCATTCTACTAACTCTCCGAACTCGTCTTCAGTCGGATACCACTTGCCCGAAATGTTCCCAGCATCAGAATATGGCTTTTTCTTTAGTAGGGCATATTCGTCTTTAACATCCGCCTCGGTGGTGCTTGGGCTAGGTGCCGGAGTAGGTGCAGGTGGTGGGGCTGGTGCTGGTTTTTCAGCATCAATAATCAGTTGCACTATTTGGGCGCCGTACTTGTCGATGCTGGTCATGCTTGCGTGTTCAATCAAAAAGTCATACTCAGCCCATTTAGCTTGGAACTTTTTGTCCCACTCATAGGTGGCATCATTGGGATTGTCATCCACCCATTTGACAATATCCTGGAATGAGCCTAAGTCCAAATCCGCCATCATCCCCCAATCGGGATCGTTATAATCTATACCGGCAAAATGCTCTTTGATATAATCATCTTTGCTGACTGGCGGTGCCGGCGTTGGTGCTTGAATGTCTTGATACGCCTTTTTCAGCCCTTTGGATAAATCGTCCAGCTTGTTATCTGACACACTGGCCATCGCTGGATTATGTTTACCCAATTCCGCCTTGAATTGGTCTACGGTAAAGCCTGCATTGTCTCCTACCCAATCAACCATATCTTCGAAGACTTTTTGGTAAATAAAGATAGATTTGATATTAACCATGGACGGAACACCAGATGGCGTAGTGATAGATATCTTATCGTTTTTATAAATATCGTCGATGGTCTTAGCCCGAACTGGAGGTGGTGGTACTGGCCCGGCTGACGGCATTAACAAACTGGCATCTTCTACATAGGCCGGGTTTTTGAAATAGTCATGCTCGTCTTGGTTTGCCGCCACCAGTACTGTATACTCGTTAATAGGTACGGTACCGATTTGAGTAATCCCTTTCTGGGCCAACGTGTCTAGCAACTCTTTCTTGACCGACTGTGACCGACAAACAATTCCTCGCACAAACTGGGCGGGAATGCCAGCCCGGAACATAACTTCATTGTCACTTGCGGAGGCTTTGCCCGCTTCAGTTAGCCTATCATAAGTATGGGCCTTGAAATCAGTGTCACCAAAATTGTCAGATTTGTAGGCGTACCAATCACTTCGAGACAATAATGATTTGTCCAAGATCAAAGAAACTGCTCCTCCAATATCTTGGATACCCCTTTTCGGGGCTACCTTGTAATTGACCACCCGGGTAAAGGCGCTATCGGCTCCACCTGTTCTAAAATCATCTCCAGTTGAACCGCCTCCTACCGTAATACCCCGACCAAACCTTTCCCGTGACGACATTAAACCTTGAGATCCGGCTGTGCCAAAGACATCCGCCGTCCGTTGTGGGCTAATGCTGTGGATCAGGTAATCCACTCCTTTTGTCACCCATTGGTTGTAATCGGTGTCTTGGTTGATATAGGTATCAGTACCAGAAAAGGCTTCTCCTAACTGCATCCCGTTTATCCATTGGACAATAGTATCTTCGCTTTGCTTCGATTCCTTGGCCATCTTCCCGACCGCATCCTTATACAAATCGTCCCATTCTGCCTGATCCATAGATTCAGTGAACCGTTGGCTGTACCCTTCTTTGACCATCATATTGGGAGCGATCCGTTGAAACATTTGGGCCGTTTTCAGTTTCAACCTATCGTCATCGGCCGGTGTAGCCATTAGGTCCGGTGACAACCCTAAATCAGAAATCACTTGCGGCAACCTTTCTTGCAGTTGGGCTAACGAACCATCAACCTCTATTTTGACCGTACCCCGCAAAGCCTTAGTCGAGGATGATCCATAAGTTTCTTTCACACTAGAGATATTATCAAAGAAAGCGATGTCATAAGCCTGATCGTCCGAACGGCGATATTGCCAAACCTTGTCAAAAGAAATGTTGGAGCCGGAGCTGGGGCTGGTATTTTTCCATCCACCTTCCCCTTGATCGTACTGACGGGAGAGATAATTCCATTCATCTCTCTTAGCCCCTAAATCCTCCATGGCTTTTTTGAACTCGTCTTGGTTAGTTTCAGTGACCTTGAACTCTAATATATGCTTAACATTCCCCCGCGGATCAATGTCTTTTTGAATACTTGCGTTATGGTCTTCAACTACCTCTTTATCTATCGAGACAGCGATACGGCCAAAAGTGGCGTCCTGCTCCACCTTTTCAGTAATGCCAGTCATCACGTTACGATAACTCTCTGTTGTCTCAGCGCTGACCTTTTTCTTTAAGGCCGGTGTAGCGATACCCAAACGGATATACTCGGTTCTAGCTTTCTGCCAAAACGTGTCGTCAGCTAAAGCATCCAACCGTTTACTTAACTTAGCTTTCAAAGCCGGGTCTAATAACGGGTTACTCAAGATCAGGTCTCGGTTCTCGTACAGGAAATCGGCCTGTTTCTTAACATCGTTGAAAGTTAGACCGTCAAAGGCTTTGGCCGATGGAGCATTAAGATTCTTATCCATCATGGTCCAGATTTCTTCCGGCTGATCGCGGAATTTTGAACCTTTGCTAGTACCTTGCGCTCGGAATCGTAACGCCCCGCCATTATCTATGCGATAGACGTCATGCTGTTGGTCGACCAAAATATTATCAGAGCCTAAACCAACCACATCCCAATTCCCTATCAGGGCATCTAGCACAAACCCTTGTTGCAACCCCTTTTTAACTCGGTCGACATCAAGCGAAGTCTTACCGTTAAGCACATCGGCTAATGACTCGCCAACGTGAAAATTACTCAATTTAACCATAGCACCATCCACATCCTGATAACTCTCAGAGTCTGGCACTTTCGTCTTCATCGTGTTAAATTTGCCCCCGATCCTATCTTCTTCGAACGATTTATAGATGGAATCGGCGATCATTTCCTCTTTCAAATGGGGTTCATTAGCACCCTTTTTTAACACGAATTTGCGTGCGATAGCATCTATGCCTTTGACTAATTTAGCCCCGGTTGATCCGCCTAACGATTGCACGAACTCTACTGATTGCAGATCCGGTGGGAAGATGGGATTCTTCGGCCCTACAGCTTTCTGCTGGAATTGGGCGGTGGTCGGAGTTTGGGCTGATACCGTCGAGGCCGCTGGTGGCACTATCTGTGCCGGTCCGGCGGTGGCGGCACCGGCTGTTGGGGCCGAGACCAATTCTTCCCCGCTTAACCCCAGATCTTGGGCCTGTTGTGAGGCTTTAATCAACTGGTCGGCGATTGTTTTTTGTACTGAAGCGTTGGCTTTAGCACCAGCCGCGAGGTAATAATCATCAACTATCTGTTTCCATTGGTACTGCAACCCGGTCATCGGTTTACCCTTGATTTCCATGCCCACCTGAGTGTAATTAAGGCCAAGATCCAGCATCTCTGCAAAAGCTCCATCGGTTAGCGATGGTAGGGTTGGCACTTGGAAATCTTTGTCGATTGGGGCCGGGCCGGGACTGACAACCTGTTGAGCCGTTAGGTTGTTATCCATAGCCTGTTTAGCTAGATCAGATACCTGTTGGCCGAGTTTCTTTTGTTCTGGACCAGGTACTTTGATGGTGAGTTGGTCGTAATAACCTTCCACAATATACGACCATTGGTACTGCAACCCTTTCATCGGCTTACCCTTGATGTCCATATTTTGCGTTAGAGCATCAATACCTTCTTGGGCCATAGCTATCATATCTTCCGCGCTGACTACGCCAAACTTGTACCCGCTAGGAATAGGATAGGTGCTAGTGCTAGGTGCTGTAGGTGTTGGCACTGGGGCTGGTTTGGGTGGTGGGGCTGGTGTTGGGGCTGGTGTTGGTTTAGCGGCGCCACCACTGATCTGCCCACCAAATTCCGAGAATTTCTGGACTATGCTATCTAAATCCCCCGGCCCGAACACATCGACCCAGATCTTGCCCACGTTAGCCAATTCAGATGTCCACTCAGCTTTCAAGTTGGCGGTGGTTATTCCAATTCCTGCCGACTCTTGCTTGACCGCCCATTTTAGCAACTTGTCAAAAACCGGTTCGACCATCCAGTCAGCCATAGATAACTCACCAAGCCCGGGTGATAGCACCGTTTTTTGGCTGTACATATCACTGGCTAATTCCGCTGTGATTTGCCCCGGCTTGAGCGTTGGTGCGGGTGCTGGTGGTGGGGTTTTAGCCCCCATCATTTGTTCGGCGGTCAACCCTTTTTGGACAGCTTCAGCCCCGGCCAACTTTAACTGGTCGGCTACCAGCTTCTGATCGGTGTCGGACAGCTTAATGCCTTGGCTGGCAAAATGGTCAAGCGCAATCTGTTTCCACTGGTACTGCGCCCCTTTCATTTTCACATCTTTGACTTTTAGCCCTGATTCGGTGGCGATCAAGCCGGTTTGTAACATGATCTCGAAATCGGTTTCTGACAAGGCCGCTTTGATAGTCGGAATCTGGTATAGCTGACTGAAATAGTCAGTAGCCAAAAACTCCAATGGAGCCTCGGTTAGGTCAAAGGTCGGGATCTCATAACCTAGCGCTGGTTGGATCGCCAAATCGTCAGCTACGATAGGCATAATCTTATCGGCTTCGTAGTTGACAGTCTCCATTAACTGGTCGAAAAACTCGTATTGCCGCTTGATATAGAGTTGGGTGCCTTGGCCTTTAGGCCGATACTCACTAGGGCTTTTTTTCATCCGATGTATAGGCTTGGGTTTCTGCCAATCCGCTGGAGATCTCAATTTGTCTAGAGTATAACAGATGCAGTTGGGGTGCGGTTTTGGCGGTAACTGTTCGCTAGGATAAACGCCAGCGCCTAAACCGTATAAATTCTGTTGGGCTAGCATGTTGCAAATATCCCAGCCGGGGTGTCGATTACTTAACTTCCATTCCATTGCCGCTACCACCGGGCTGGCGATGGCACTTAATCGACGGCTTTCGTGATAAGCGTTATTGATTTCTGACCGAGCTAATCTAAAGGCTTTATAGGCCACACTTTGACCCATACCTTCCGAACCGCCGAGGACGAATTTTTGCAGATCCTCGGCTAAACTAGTGGCACTTTGGCCTCGGGCTAAAGCCGACAGTACCTTATTCTCGATCAGGGCTGTTTGGTGTCCAGCCCAAATGCTAGGACTAATTTTCAATCCTTCCACATCGGATCGGTGGGCATATTCTTGAACCACCGTTTGGGGGATCGAGGCGAAATTGCTCAAATCCAAGTCTTCATCATCCAACTTGTCAGTGATGGTTTCCATCATGCTGACCGTTTCTTCTGTTACCGCCGCCACCGTCTCCGAAATATCACCACTGATTCCGTCCCCCAATTGGGTCATCAAACTTTGGATCGCCATTCTTTTGGCTAAGTACAAACCACGACTCACCTGTTCGTCCTGTTCCAAATCGCCGGAATCTGTCATCTGACGAATTATATCCGTTAGCTGTGCCGAGGCCATTTTGAGAGCGGTTAGCTGGCGAGCTTCTACTGCTTCAGTGGCTTTATACGGGATAGCTCTGGATCGGTAAACAGATTCTTGGTAATCGGCTATACTCATTTCTTCTTTTCAATCATGGTCTGGGGATGATATTGGTTCAGAATTTCTTCCATCTGTTTGTCAAAACGCCGTTCAACCATTATTACCCCCAACTGCCGCCGCCATTTAGCGCACATTGATTGGACCAAATAGCTGTCAACCGGAATCATCTCATCAGGATGATAGTCTTCCAACTTTTTCATCGGCTGATTAGGCTTGTCCGTTACCGCCAAATTCTTCTCTCTCGGCCATGTAAGCCAAGGCCAGAGAATCGTTTTTAGCACTTCCCCCTAGTTCGGTGGCGATTGTCTCGGCTACGTCTTGTTCTAATTTGGGCGCTAGTCGGCGGGCCATCCGATGGAGATGCTCACTGGTGAAGGTGGGTGATTTGTCGGCGAAGATGTCACGCACCAGTTTGCTGTTAGCCAGTGCTTGACTGATGGATTCGATCTCGAAGGTGTCTGGATAATCTATTTGGCCTAAATCCAAATCCTGTCCAGTCCAACTATGGTAGAGCGTCATTATCTGTGCTTCAGCCATTTCAAGGTTACGACTAAACCGGCTTAGGACATGGTTCAGTTGATGGAAATCGTATTGTTTGGCTACCCCAGATTGTTCAGCCAATGCCCGATGATCCAGATGGGCCGCGCGCAAAATCTGTTGGATTAGGTAGTCGCTAGAAAAACCCTGCATGAACTCAGCCGGGTCAGTGGGTGGGCTGACATAAGCCGGTGGTTGACCGCCTTGCGGATACTGGAACACGTTACTGGCCGAGATGATGGCTTCTTCTTCCTGATCGCTAGCCGCCATTGGATTGTCCGAGGCCGCTAAGAAAGGGAAGGCTTGTTTAGCTACGAACTCGTCAATGTAACTGCTAATATTGGTCAGCAGACGGTTGATAGGGGCTATATCCACTAACTGGCTCAGACCAATTAACGGGTATTGGGGATGACGTTGGAAATAGGCCAAGACAAAAGGTACCCGTTGCAACCCGTGAGTATCTTGTTCTATCAGTTCTCCTTCATCGTCGTGCAAGAACCATTCGTCACGGGTGAAGGTGCGGAACACCACTTCTTCTTCCGTTTCTTCAAACGGGTCGTCATTGTCTGTTACCTTTTCCCGTAGCCGAACCCATAATAACTGGCCGAATTTATCCAAGGACCAATTGACTATATCCACTGGCTGGTAGATACAGAGATAAGGTCGGATACCGGAATCTTGTTGGTCACGCAAAGTTAGGATGGAATCATCCAATGGTGGTGAGTCGACCAGGATACCGCAGAAACCATAGACTTGGGTATAGGTAGCCACTTGTTGCATGAAATCGTCGATGGTATTGCCCCGTAAATCCACGTCACGACTGAAATCAAGGTAATAGGGGTCATCCTCAAAATCACGCATGACATGGGTTTCCACCCCAAAAATGAAAGAGGTGTAGAGGTCGATGACTGTCCGACAGTAATTGGTGTAGACCGCCCGTTTCAGACGTAAGTTGAAATCCTGTTCGCTTTCACGTAAATGTTGGAACAGATTGCTGTCGGTAACATATGCCCGACCACCGATATAGGATTGTAGATAGAACTGCCAATCGGCTTGAAAGTTGGTGTAGTCTGGATGGAATTGGGTGATGAAATCCATTGTTTACCCCACTGATATGATTTTACGTTCTGCCTTCTCGCCGTATTTGCGTTCTCTAAACTCTAACATTTTACGCCTTTCTATCAAAATGTAAAGACAATAATCTGGTGCTACCAACTTTCGTTTACCCACTTCATACAAGATTTTGTCGTAATCCGGTACCCCTTGGATTAGGTCCCGCCACTCCAAATCGGTATCGCACTGGATTTTGTGTACGGTGCCATAACGGGCTGACCAGAAACTGTGCAGAATAATCGGCGCTTTCAATTGGTCATAGTGCATGGATCGAGGTGTCCTAGCCATCTAAACTCCCCTTATATGCCGCCAGCTAGCTTGGGGGTGATGTAAACTCATCACCGCATATCGCATAGCATCCATACCGTGATCGTCTTTCTTGGTCGGCTGGTCTTTAGGGATACCGGCACTCACTGCCCATTCGTAGCCGCTGATTTCTTCTAATGTGGATTGGGGCCTAACCCGATTAACTGCTCCGGTATCATCTTTCAACTGCCAATCCTGTTCCACCAAGGCCTGTCGATAAAATAACAGTTCTCCGTTAGCCAGCTTTTCATAAGTTCGTTCGATACCTTGCCTAACCTCTTTCAAGGCCGGTCGGGTTTGGATGCCATTTTCGGCTAAGGTGAGTCGGTCACTAACATCATGGTCGCTGACAGTAAACATAATCTGTTCTTGTTTGGGTTGGTGTTGGTGGATCATATCAGCGAAAGCCCGAACCGAAATGTTACTGTGATACAGTTCCCGATACAAAGCCATGCGTCCATCTTGATAAACTCGCCACCATTGGCAGACATGCGGGTTAAGTCCTCCGAAATCTATGGAGCGGAGATTGAAGCTATCACCAGTCTTCACCTCATCGACGATGTGCTGGTCCGGATCAAAACAGTCATAAACCAAGCCGGAAAAGGCTACCCATTCGCCTAAAGCCATGCGGCGATAGAAGTTGCCAGTCATCCGTTTTAGGCGTGCAATATATTCGTCACCCAAATACGGGTTCTCGAAACTGTTGGTGCTTACGCAATAGGTGTCATCACCAGCCTGACGGAAGAACTTTTCGTATAACCAGTGCATTGGACTGGCCGGGTTGCAAGCGGCCCACATCTGCTGTTTCTCCACTATCGGCTGGCTCAACCGGGTTTGGATCATGTTCCAATCGTCGACATCCAGTTCATGCGCTTCATCGACGAAAGCTCCGCCCAATTCTAGCGACCCTATCTTGGTATTCTTGTCCATACCCAAGAATATGATTTCGGAACCGTTATAGAGGGTAGCTTTCAACTCCGATTTTCGCCACCGTTTGACCAGTTGGTGTTGCGGATCTTCCATCGAATCCCACCCCAAAACGTCGCACAAGAAAGTGCGAATGGTGGTTTCGTACATAGTGCTTCGCACTTTGCGGAACACGCCTAACCGAATACCGGGTGCCGCCACGCCTTGCAGATAACATTTTTCCATCAAAGCCCGGCTCTTGCCAGCCCGAACCGCCCCGGAATACAGATTTTCAGAAGCCTCTGAATCTATGAACTGCTGTTGCTTAGGCAGAGCTTGAAAAGCCGGTTTGAAAATAGCCGGCACCGCCCTCAAGCCGGGGAACCGTATCTGTTTCAAGTTGACCTTCGGGCTATTATACCGCATCGCAATTTAGGCTGGCAATAATTTAGCTGGAGAAAGGGATTAGGTCCTGTTCTTCTGTTTCTTCTTCCGCTGTCTCGGGCGACCATTGACGAATCGTTTGTTGATAATATTCTTCTATTTGGGCTAGCTCAAAGTTTTGGCTGGTACAAGCGATTCTGACCAGTGCGTTGGCTGTCTCTCCGCCCACCCGTTCCAACTCAGCTGTAACTAGCTCGGCCTGTTCTTTACTCAGGCTAACGGTTATTTCGATTTCGCCCGAAGGTCTAGCTCCCTCGCGGGTTTCTTCCTGATCGAACTCGCCCCAATCAAAATCGAGCAGTTTAGCCAAATCTTCCAGTTCTTGTTGGCTGTCCGGCATAAACTGTTCCAACTCCCCAACGCTGTATTCTGGCAATACCACGTCGCGGTAGAGTTCGGCGAAGGCTAATGGGTCGTCCTCAAACCATTGGTGGTTACGGCGTCGGGCTACCGTTACCGCATGGGCTAAACTAATTTCGCCGAAATTTTCACAAGGCACTTTCTCCCAACCTAACTCGCAAACAGCTTGGAAACGGTGGTTGCCGTCGATTACCTCGAATTGCCCGGACTCCATTTCTCTGACCGCTAATACACCAGCCGAATGGTCTTTGCTGATACTAGCACATAACTTTTCTAGCATCTCTGCTGAAGCGTCTGACTTATAATTCCAGTCGGCTTTTATCAGGTCTGCGACGTTCAGTTCCGCTAGTTGGGTTCCGTGTTGGTTCATGTCCAAACCACTCCTCTCTTGCCCCATAATCGGGTGAAATAATCTTCCAGTTTCAAGTAATGCCTTATCTCCGGTGGGATTCGTTTCTGTAACGCTTCCTGACCACGATAAAGTTTGGCTTGCAACTTTGTCATCTCCTTCCAAGCCCCATCCACCATGCTGCACCCGTAACGAACTGCCGCTAACCACGAAGTTGAATCCACCGAATAAAAAGGATATTTCTCCAGATACGGTTTGCTGGTTTGGCCTAAGCCGTGAACTTTTACTTTGTCACGGGTGCGTTGGAAGACATAATCGTAAAGCTCAAACTGTTCTTCTCGTCCAATGCTGACACCGGCTACACCGCCGACGGCTATCATCGGATAGTCTGTGACTAAATCGTCGATCATGGACCGGAAGGTGGAGGAGATATAATCGCTCCAATGGTAAATAGGGATGATGTAAACTGAAGGGCATTTAGCTTGCAAAATCTTGCGGTTGGCTAAAGTCTGCCAGACATCGCTGGTATCCAGTTCCAAAGCCATATCAGGTTGGTTGCGGTTAAGGAAATCGACATATTCTTCAACCTCTATTTCCACCCCACGCGTACGGGCCGAATAACCGCCACTATCAATCATGGTCGATTTGAAAGGCCAATCCGGTACCTCTCGGTCATAGCCTAAAGTGTAAGCTGATACTAGCCGGTATTTGACCCCGCCTGTGAACAAGGCTTGATTATACTTTTCGGTGCCGTCAGCGCCGGCGAAATATAACCTCACCTACCCTCCTCGGTGGCCCCTAGATAGAAATCCGACTTCAATTCCTGTAGGAGAGGCAGGTCTTCCTCGATTCTAGCCTCACTGTAATGACTATAATTTCTGTTGGCTGAAGCCGTTTCCATTTTGTTGATATAACTTTCAATGAAAGGTTTACATCCAACGGCGATAGCTTGGCGATAACTTGGGTGGTCCATATGTTCGGCCCAAGTGGCGAAAGGTTCCTCCAAAAGGTTGCCGGTGGGGTCGCACTCGATCATAGTCGAGCAGGTGATGCTGTAATATCGAATAGCCAGGTATTTACGTAGACAGGCTTGGCAAGCGCAACAAGCCTTGCCTTCAATTGGGTTGAAACAGGTGACTGTACCCAAGATGGAGAAATCTGCGGTTTTACCCAAATACCAACTTAGCCAATAGGTTTTAGTTCCAGTTCGCATGGTCTTTATTTTAACCTGTTTATCGTATTCTGCTTTGACGTAAGTCTGGAACAGGTCAAAGAAGCGTTGGCTTTTATCGCCGTCGTCGTATCCGGATTCACCGTCGACACATCCTAGCCAAAGATTACCGCCATCAGTGACATAATCAACGGCCCGCAACATCATCAGCATATTGCGACCGGGGATGATATGATCCCAATTGGGCCTTGAACTCAAATCCAGCTTTTCTTCTACATACGGGATTTGGCGCTGATCCAAGACATCCCTTTCAGCCGAATTGTAAGATTGGCCTAAATCGCAGAAGACAGCTAATTTGTAGCCAGGTTCATTTTGCATAATATGCCACATGATAACCGAATCCATGCCGCCGCTAATCAAGCCTACCTGTTGATAAGTCCGAAATTCGTTTTGAGGGCAATTAAGAGCCGCCGTAACCATTTTTTGAAACTCTAACTGGTTGACTATCCGTTTAGACATCCAATCCGCTTCCAAGTCCAAATACTTATTGAGGCTACGCAATTCTTTCATCGCACCCCCACCTGATTGGCTGGCTTGATCCATCGGTCGAACTGCTGTTTAGCTTCTAAGTCGGGCATCTGGATTGACGGTGACTTGAAACACCAACTGCTGACAGCATCGCAATACCCGTATTGATGCCGATCCAAGGCCAACTTAACTCCTCTGATAGCGTCGCAGATGACGCCAGCTGAGTTAGGCGAATCTTCTACTTCCAACTTTAACTCTATGCTGAAAGGCGCGCCGCCAAATTGCTCTCCTTGGATATTGATATAGCAAATTTTCTTGTCATCCAAATAAGAGACAAAATCGCTAGGCCCTACTTTCATATGCGGGATCTGGTCCAACAAACTGGTTACTGATTGGGTCTTACTTTTCTCTTTATTTACCAACCTGCTCCGATCCAGCATATTTTCAAAGTCGGTGTTACCTCCGAAGTTTAATTGATAAGTATTATTGATCTTCTGTCCACGCATCTCGATCAGGTGGGCTAAAGTGCGGTGAACTACCGTAGCGCCCACTTGGCTTTTAACGTCATCACCAGCACAGACTAGCCCATTAATCTCAAACTGTTCTTGCCACATTTTGTCAGTGGTAATGAACTCCGGCATAGCATTAATGAAACTGACCTTGGCATTTAGGCAGGCTTTAGCATAGGCTCGGCTGGCTTCGTAACTACCGACCGGCAAATAACAAACCGCTATCTCGGCTCCCGTTTCCACTAAGGCTTTGACGATAGGTCCTACGCCTCGTTTCAGATCCTCAACGGTCTCCTCCTTGACCGGGAAATTATGGAACTGGTAATCGGCCATACTGTCCAGCACTATGCCCGGCTGGACGATAGCCGTGTTGCTAACTGTGGAAAAGGTGTAAGCATTATTTGGTTTTTGCCAAACCGCTTCTTCTATCGGCAACCCTACTTTGTTTGCATTAATATCGAAGGCGGTTACTACTTCGATGTCAGCCGGAGAATAACCGCCAATATCGGCTGTCATCACCCCTTGTGGATCTTGGTCTTTGTAGTAGTCAACACCTTGCAATAAAGCCGAAGCACAGTTGCCTACCCCAATTAGGGCTACTTTGATTTTGCTCATAACTTAAAACTCTCTGCAGTGTGGTCGGTAGAAATTAAAGGTTAATCATCGCATAATTACAATAAGCAAGAGGCCTCGCCCACAACCCGTGACGCATGGCTATCCCGGAAGGGGATGGCCATGACTGGTAATATTCGATGTCAGTAAAATGCTGCTCAATCAATTGCGGGAAGGTAAGCGAGTTCAACTCCCGTAAATGATAGGGGTTAGAATCGTTTTTCTTTTTGAAAATAGGTACGCCTTCCACGTGGTCTTCCCCATGCTCATCTATACTTCCTATCACTATCTGGGTTTGGGTCACCCGTTCCAATTCCCGCAACGCTTGATTTTGGTCGGGGCTATCAAGATGCTCAACGGTTTCAAAACAAAATGAAACTTCGACACTCTTATCAGCCATGGGGATACATCGGATGTCGGCCGGTTTGACAAATTCATGGTCACAAGAATTGTCAAAGAAAATAAGTCTCCGAAACAATCCGTCTAAGACGGTTTTCTGGCCAGCATCACCCGAAGCTATATCCATCAACGTATGGCTGTGATTGCCACACAGACGACCGAAGAACTGATACGGGAAGCGGAATAGCCTTATTATTGCTTGAGGTGCTTCGTCTCCAACGCGAGGCGGGGCACTGCTAATCTCTTTCGGCACTTAACTTATCCAGAACAGATTGCCAATGGGAAGCTCGATCATCAATATACAGATCAGCCAACGGTTTGCCCAAGATGATGTTATGGCAAGGTACTCCGTGACGATTAAGCCAATCCTCGATATAGTCATAATAGATCCAGTCCCGTGAGGACCAGATAAAGAACCGACAGCCCTGACTGTTCATCCAGTCGATTAGCGGTTGGTTAGGTTGGCCGTTAGCCAGTTCTAATGTGCCGTCAAAGTCAACGCAGATCGTATGTTTCATGTCAATGCCTGACTGACCAGATTAAGGAATTCGTTTTTCATGTTAGGGTTGTCTCGCATTTGTCCTAACATAGCCGAAGTGGTGGTTTCAGTACCGGGTTTCTTGACCCCTCGCATCTCCATGCAGAGATGACGGGCTTTGATGATTACGCCCACTCCTAACGGGTTTAAGGTTCCCATCACCCAATTGGCTATCTGTGTTGTCAACCGTTCCTGTACCTGTAAGCGGCGAGCGAAATATTCTACCACTCGCGGAAACTTACTCAGACCAATATAGTCTGCTTGAGGCAGATAGCCGATATGGGCTTGGCCGAAAAAGGGAACCAAATGATGTTCACATTGGGAATAGAAAGGAATGTTGCTGACCATTACTATCTGGTCATAATCGTCTTCGTTGCTGAAAGTGGTCGGGGTGAATGATGGTGGGGTTGTCATCTCCATCATCATTTTAGCGAAACGTGCTGGCGTGTTTTGGAGCCCTTCCCGTTGCGGATCCTCACCTAAACCGATCAACATTGTCCGCACCCCTTCTTCGATCATGGCTTGATCCATCTCAAACTCGTCCTGATTCATCATTTAGAAACGACCGGTTTGGGGGTGACGGATAGGTGGGATCCCCGTCATTATTAAGGGTAGTTGACTGATCGGACTCCCAAGGGAACTTGACCCAAACATCCAAGTCCACCCGTAACCCATAATAATCTATCCAATCAGCCTGTAACTTGTCTATCAGGGTGGCTATATCGAAAGGCCTCAAGTCGGAAGACCATGCGAATCGCGACTTTATAGTTTTACCTGTCTCGATCACATCATCCACTATCAGCACATTATGGTGGCGGGCAGGTTCCGTCCTCGATCCCAAATCGGCCCAATCGTAATAAGGTAACCCTAATTGGTGGCTGAACATTACGGCCGGGATTAGCCCTCCTCGTGGTAGACCGTAGACAGCTGAATATTTTTGGCCGGAATTGTTTATCTGTAAGACGATTTGGCTAACTAACTGCTCGATCAGTGACCAAGAAAAGCCTACTACCTCATCGGTCGAACTTTCTTTTTGTTTCATACACCTCTCGTATCACCCCATAAATCGACATGCAATCGGGGGCTGAACCGCCAACCATGCCCTTTACACAACTCAGCTAGCCACTGGCTTTTGCCAGCCACTTCTGGTTGGGTTTTACCTTGGGGCATTAAGAAAATATGGTTGCGCGGAATCTGTAAATCCGTTTCTATGTCTTCGACCTCGGCTATATCTTCCGACCTGTCGATGACGAACTTCCATTGACAAACATGCTGTTCTTGGAACCGGGCTAAGACCTTATAATTCAGGCGGAAATGATCATGCTTCTCCGCTTGCGCTTGGCCGACAGGTACAGAATTACTCAATTTAGGGCTCAACGAAATTAGGTCGGCCAGGGTGGGATGGTAGATAACACCTGCTGTTTCGATGGTTAGATAGTGATCGGCGTGCAGTTGAAGGCATAACTGTTCCAAAGCCTTGGTTTGAGCATAAGGTTCTCCGCCGGTAATCACTACATGCTCACAACCATATTCGTTTATGCTATCTGTAGCCTGTTGCACGCTGACCTTCTTCTTCTCCGCTTCCCAACTGGTGTAAGGTGTATCACACCAAACACAGCGTAACGGGCAACCACTGAACCGAAAAAAGACTGACGGCATCCCCACATACATCCCTTCGCCTTGGATGGAATAAAAAATCTCGCTATGGTTCATAATCGGTCGTCGTATTCGAGCTCACCCTTCCTGATCCGGTACTGGTCTATCTGGTCGAAGCGCGCATTATGAAAATTGTTTCTTTCAACACTCGAAATAGAATCCGAACGGCACCGGGTAGCACAATTAGGGGTCTCCCAGATAACCACCTCATCAATCTGTAAGCCATAGCCACCTTCGGACCGGCCTTGGTCGAATAATATCTGCATGGCCATGAACACCTCTCTGGCAATATTTTCGACTGTCGGGTTGCAATACTGGCCCGCACCGTTGAGGCTCATCAACCATAATTTGCCCCCCAACCCCTCGACCGTCTTTATAACCGTTTCATCGGTCGGGTTGAGGATCATGCCATGATCCAGCAAATCGTCTATCCACTGACAGCCCACCCGCTTGATCTCTTTGAAGTCGATGGCATAGCCGATTGGAGCCACGCTGTTGAAGCCGAAAGCCAGTTCAAATAGATAGGTATGACCGTGCAAATTAAAGCACTTCATGGCCTCGTTCATCACCCGATGGCCGGCATCGAAATTCCCTTTCCGGCTGATATGCTGTCTAGCCATCATCGTCCCCTACACCGATAATCTCTTTCACCCATGAACCACTAATATCAAATACCAACGCCAGTTGGCGGATTTCGTGAACCTCACGAGTGCCAGGGGTTTCTAGCTCGGCCCGGATTTCTCGGCGGACATAACCTTGGAAAGCCTTGCTGATAGTGAATTGTTCATCCAACCATTTCTTGATTTCCGCTTGGCGGTCTTCCTGCGCCCGTTCACGGGCTTCCCGTTGATTGTCGGCATCATAGGCTTTAGCTCTGGCTACCCAATTATGCAAACTACTCCATCTTGTCCAATGGCCGTGAGCTTGTTTGCCGTTAGGTTTCTGCCCCTTCCGTTCGCGGTGAATCCCAAAGGCTCGATCTATTGACCGCTGGCCCGGATCCAAGTCGCGATAAATCTCGAAGGCAACAAAGGCTGGAGCACTCTCTACTTCCAGCCGGTCATATATTTTACGCTCGTCTTTCATTTCTTAAACACTGATGCCTTTTGAAAGTCCCACAGAATTAAAATAACGCCCCGCCACCGGAAACGAGGTGACGAGGCGCCCAATACAACCCCTGTCCAAAGGAGAGGATTGTACCGGCGTGCGCACCGGCAGGATGATTATAACACCAAAATCGGAGATCAGCTAGGTGTGATCAAAGGTGACACAATAATCATTATCAGCCGGATAGATCTCTACCTCGATTCTAGGGTTGTCTTTATCCACCGAATAGAAGTCGCGAAAAGGCATCACTTCACCTTCCTTTTCAATGAATTGGTCCCAGCCATCGTTAGGGATGATGCCAGCTTGTTGCAAGGCGTCCAAGATCAGTTTTCGGCCAGCGGCTGAGATGTTATCAGGATCTATTTTTCGGTTAGCCACATACCAATGAAAATGGATCTGGATGGGGAAGAACTCTACCGGACGTAGATACCGACGGGCTAAAGCCACCATCACCCGATAGGCTTCCCGTTTCAGTTTAGTATAAGTCTGGTAGTGCATGGTAATAATCTCGTTCAAGCTAGGTAGCCGGCCTTTAGGTAACCGGCCAAAATAGCGTTGGAAGATCACCATCCTTTGCCGTTCCGGAGACTCCTCCTCAAACAAGTCCATCAATGTCTTAGGCATTTATCAGCTTCTGGTACTCAGCCATCCATCTTTCGGCCATCCACTGTTCGCAATGATCCATCCACTTGTTAAGTTTAGGGTCCACATAAATCCCGTCTTTGTTAGATGCCGGGTTGACAATCACGCCATGATCCCGTTTTACCTGATTGACATAGAAATCTTCAAAGTGTTGGGTGGCTAGACCCTTGGCCTGCCACCACAAATCATGATCTACATCCGGCTGTTCTGAGACGCTAGTAGTTCCGTCATCGTTGATGATGACGGAGGTCACACTCATCGGGCCTTTTCCTGGCGAAAAGTCAGGCTGTGATTGACGTTCCTCATTATCCCCTAAGGAATCAATCGTATGGCGGTGGGCAGACCGATTCTTCTTGCGACGCCTCCTTGGTTTCTTCATCTATTCCTCCTGTTGCGCTTCTTCCTCGGCCTTGGCTTTAGCTTCGGCCTCGATCTCGGCTAAAACCTTAGCCCGTTCATCCCGACGAATAAAATCAAAAGCGCGAGTCATCCAGCCTACCAAGAAGCGTACCTGACTATTTCGTTTCAAATAGCTAGAGCCGTCAAAGACTAGGTTGGCATAAAACATTACCCGTTCAATTAAGACATGGGTTAAGGTCAAGGGCTGAATAGCGGCCAAAGTGCCACGGCCTACAATGCCATCCACCTCCTCCGGTTCTAATCGGCGACGGTTGACGGCTGACTGTTGTACGATTCGACCGGCGTTTCTTGGCCCATGTTGAACGATGGCATCAAATTGGTGATGTTGCAACGGTTCTGGCAAACGCTCCACCTTGTTCTTCTTCCAGAAGTTCTCGTAATAGATCTCGACCGCCGCCTCTAAAGCCATATTCTCTATCTCGGCAGTAGTGGCTGATCTACCTATAAAGTCGGAAAAGGTCTTTTGAGTGATGCCGAAATTAGTTGCTCCTCCGGCATCCAGCGGGTCATTCACAAAACCGCCTTCGGTTTGCACTGTTTCCTCGATAATCGCCATTACCTGTTCTGGTATCATAACTTTACGCCTCATCTTTTCCTAACAACCTATCGGCTAATAATTCTATCAAGCGTTTGGAAGCCATTTCAATCAATTCGTCTTTAACCTGATCCATATATTCGCTAATAACTTGCTTGGCCATTGATTTTATCAGGGGTTCTAGTTCTTCTGTTATCATCTCCTTAATTTCTAGGGCCATGTTACTACCAGCCACTTCGTTCATAACCGTCGCCACGATATCGCCGGTCTGGGCGTGCAATATTGCCGTTACCGTTTCTTCTATATCCATGTTAAATTTGGGCCATTTGAACTTCATATTCCTTGTTCTGGGTTTCAATCTCAGAACCCCGGTATACCTAATTGTCCATTCAGGTAATCTTTGGCTTTCTGTATAGCTTCATTTTGGGTTTCCCCTACTACCACGGTAGCACAACGACTAGCCCTAAATCGAGGCTCCAGCGACAAATACTCGAACTCTCCCATCTGCCGGAAAATCTGTACCCGGTGACGAGCTCCCTCTAAATGGAAGACCTCCTTTACTGTCGTTATCACAAATAGGTTATCTTGATATTCTTGGATCATCCGCCTCTGACTCCTCTACCAACTGCCAATAGATCTGTTCTATTTCAGGGTGGAGGGAGCTATCGAAAACTGACAGTACGCGGCGGAGCGTTTTTCCTTCAGCGATCCAGCCCTTAACCCATTTCTTTCTGTCAGACAACACTTTGGCCTCCGTGTCGTTGCCGTCGTAGCGGATGCTTTTCTTGTTCTTGACAGTTAGACCGTCCTTGCGTTGGCCCCCATTGACTAGCAGGTTGTCTTTGATATAGTTCGACCATGGCGGCGATAGCCCTCCCAGGGAAGACTCCTCTACCATCCAGCGGCGCCCCACCCCAGACTCGATTCGCAGGGTTTCTAAAGGCGGATCAAGTTGGCCCAGTTCGGATTTATAGATCAGGCGGTAAACAGTCTGATGACTGCGTTGTATTCGGAGGGCGGCTTCCTTGACTGTGATCCAACGCTTCTGCATCAGGGCATTAAAAAAGCGGTGAGGCTATCTTGACATTCTTGGCTGATCCCGCTTCGGCCTCCTTCCTTTTCTTAGAGTCTCGATACTTTCTAGCCGCGATAGCATTCTGTTTTTTCCGTCGGGCATTTTTCTGTGGATCTTCCTTAACTTTCTGAAGATAAACCTTGTCGCGGGAAGCCCGCCCACACTGAGGCTGACAATACTTCCGCCTCTGATCATCCGTCTTGAACCCTATCCCACAACCTTGACACTCCTTGTCCCACGTCCGTTCTTGGTAGGAGGCTAAAAACGCTCCTATCTCTCCCGCTAAACGTTCCTGCTCTAAACTTATCCGATCCAACTCTATGATAATATCTCGTAACCGGCTAGCGGCCTTATTCTTGAGAATCATGTTTGGCCCTCTCCTGATAAAATTTTTGCTTAATGGATTGGGAATAGTACCCCGAGATTTCTGGGTGGAGATACGGGTTGAAGACCCTTAGAATACGGTCTAAACTCTTACCTTCTGCCACCCATTCATCGACCCATTTTCGCCTGTCAGCCTCTACTCGTTGCGGGCTATCGCCGCTTTCATAGCGAATGCTTTTGGGCATTCCTTTACGAACCAAATCTTGCCGATGAATCTTTTGTGGCTTGACATACTTCCGCATCCTAACCGAATTCTGATTGCGATCTATTAAAGACTGCTCCTCAATCAGCCATGTCTTTTTTCGGCAATTGGTCTGGTTTTTGTCGCGCCAGGCTTTGCGTAACAGCAAGCGGTTCTTAACCAGTCCTTTGTTGGACTGGTTAATCCAATTGCGAATAGTATTCGGACTCCGTTCCACTTTTTCGGCTGATTGCTCCACCGTCAGCCATACCTTTTGGTTGGTCTTCTTTGGAGACTTGGGTTTATCTATCTTCAAGTTGCCATCCAAAACAGAATAAAAGCATATATCCCCCAGATAACTCCGGCCACAAACAGGAGCAAGGTGCCTATTAAGAAACCCCAAACCCAGATGAAGAAACTGTCAAATTCCTTCTTCATTGGCCTGATGTTTAGCTAAAGTCTTTTCTAGAGCTAAGATCACTTCTTCCCGTTCCTGACATTCCTTCGGATTAATAGTGTGCGGCAATTCGTTTCGGTGCCACTCCAGAACATCGGTTACTGCTAAATAAGGGATTCGGCCTTGCGGGTACTTCTTGGTCGGGAAGCCGTGGATTCTCAACCCGTCTGAAGCTACGATAAGGGCTGGGATAGCAGAATACTTCACCTGTATCAATAATTGATCCTTAGCATTCACCACCAGAACATCCTTATCTCGAGGTGTAGCCATCTCAACCCTCCCTTTTGCCGCCCAAAATTTAATGGTTGCGGATTTCTTGCTTGCCTTTTTCATCATTATCGACAAAATAACTGCCGAATTTTCGACTTGCCCTACGATGCCCTAATTTGCCCTAAGCTAAAATAATTGCTGACCCCTTGATATGACAGGCTTTCTTGCTCTAGGGTAGGGCAAACAGGGTAAGTAGGGTACCATACAGCTCCAGTAAAATAAAAGTTTTATTTCATTTCAATAAAACTTTTTCTGTAGTAAAAGTTACAGATTCCGTTTTTGCCCTGTTTGCCCTAATTTGCCCTAACTTAACCCCATCTTGTTGCCCCGTCGGATTAAGTGGTAGCAAGGGTTTGGGCTAAGGGTGAATGATGCCCTAACATAGTTAGGGCAGGTTAGGGCAGGTTAGGGCAAAACGGAAAAAGAGTAACAGGTCTTGTTATTGTTTTTGGCAACTCGAATCGAATAATATTGTTCTAGATTATTACGGATTTGAACTAACTGGCGCCCGAAGGTGGCGGCATTTCGGTAGGGTAGGCCGAGGCTATAGCTTTCGGATATCTCGGCCAATTCTTGGAATAGTTGGCTGGAGTATACCTGTTTACGGTGATTATCTTCATTTTCCATCCACTGTTCCAAGCACATGAATATGGGATGTTCGACTAGCAGTTCTTCCGATTGGGCTTGACTTAATTTGTCTAGAATTTCCAGCCAGTAGTCACCCATTTCTTGGCGTTGATCCGCTGACTGCTTTTGAGACCGCATCGCTTTCCAGCCGAACTGAGCAAAATCAGCTAGTCGGAAATTGGTATCAAGGGTTGCCTCATCATCGTGTAGCAGGTAATTGACTATCGGGTTCAGCTGGTCGATCAGGTCGCTCCAGATCAGGTCGCGGGCTTCCAGCAGTTGAGGGGTGAGTCGGTTTTCAGCTATAAAGCTCTGGAACCGTTTGACTTTGAACGGCAACAACCTGTCCATCACATCGTCACGTTTGAAGTTAGGCGTACGGGCGTTGATGCTGACAAAACATTTGGGATGATAAACGGATTCTTGATTCTCGGTATAGTATTTACGCAAGGTGATTTGACCGCCAGTAGCTATCTGGGCCAATCGGGTAGGTAGCCAACCGATATGATCGTCGGCGTTATCGAAGGCGCAGAAAGCGTTATTGGTGACAGTAGCAATAAAGGCGTCCTCTCGGTTTTTATCCAAGATGTCAACGTAAAAATGTTCACCGAACAGGAACATGCCGACCCGTTTCTGGCAGTAGCTTTTACCGCTACCTTTCTCGCCGATAAAACATTGGATCGGTTTGGTTTTCTGCAAGTTACCGAAGAACAAGGATTTGAGCCAGATCTCGAATACCAGTCGCTGGTCGAAGACTTCCAAGTTGGAGCCGTGTTCATCGAAATTGATATTCTCGACCAGCATCGGCTTCATATATTGGGTTGGTGTATTGGGCCGATAAGTAAAAGGTTGATGACCTTGTTTACTCAAGAACAAGACCCCATCCGTACCGTTAGGCACCAATTCCACCTTTTCACCGTCCAAATAGTAGATCTGGTTGTCTTGGTTGTGAATGTAGAGTCCTTTACCTTCTAGGAAATGGCTCAAACGGTGAACCTCGGTTTTTAGGCCGTGGGCTCGAGTTTGGGCTTGCACCGCTTGAAAGACGAAATCGTATTCCCGTTCGCTGGCATTGATGTCGTACCGCTTATCGAGGAGAGTTCGGAACTCAACTGAATCCTGCTGGATTTCGTAGAGCTTATTGTTCTCCTTATTGAACCAGTATTGACCGCCCTCCTCGGTCAGGTGTAATTGACCCACTTGTTTCATGTCCTCTAGGATCAGGCCGCTAACGCTACGTTTGACCATGAAATCTTTCAGCTTGTCTTCGTTAAGGCGGATTTCATTTACTTGCCAACGCAAGAACTCAACATGGCCCATATTGCGACGAGCTTCCTGTTCCCGTTCTTGGGCCTGTTCTTGTTTCTCCTCCACCACTACCTGTTTCAACAAGGCTTGGAAAGGCCGTTTGGCCATCAGATTTTCATCAACAACCTGTTGAATATAAGGTTCCTGTTCAAAAGAGGGTAGTCGGGACATCAGTTGGGCTGTCTGTTTCAATAACCGTTGCCGTTCAGCCCCATCGAACTGGTGGAGTTGGCGGATCTTGAAGTTCAGGTAACCGGGTGCTGTTTTCAGTATCGGCTCTAAATTTTTCTCGCTTTGCAGGAAATCGGCTAGATCCACTTTCTCTTGATGGCTGTCGCGAGGTAAAGTCACCAACCGCACATCTTTGCCCTGCCGATGCAGAGCTTCGGCCGTGGCTAAGGCACCTTTGAGACCAACATCCGATTCCTCGTTATCGTTGATGATATAGACGGTGGATGCGCCTTCGGCCAACTTAACCAATTGCTGGACTTGATTCTGGCTGAAACGGACAGTAACCGGTGATAGGATCGAATAGCCGGCTTGGATACCCAAAATAGCGTCGACGATACCTTCGGTGATAATTAGCTGGTTAGCGTCTTTGATTGAGTCAGTACCATAAATGGTGTTCTGGACAGCACTGGCACTGACGAACGGGTAGCGTTCACTATTAGTCAGGTGCTTAATGTATTTCTTGTCCGGCTCATCATCTTGGGTGCTACGCCCGATAGAGAACAGGATCTGGTCGGCTTGCCAATAAGGGAAGATGTAGCGATCCCGATAACGGTCGGTCGGCTTGCCGTTATCATTGCGGTAAAACAGGCCGGTCTTGAGCAACAGGTCATCGGTATAACCAAATTTCTGTTGCAGATGGCTGTAGAGACCATTGCTCCGGTCCGGAGCGTAACCGATCAATAAGCCGTCAATAGTTTCCTGTTTCAAACCCCGTTGTTGCAAATAGATCAAATGCGGCATCGGTTTCAGTTGGGAGTGATACCACTGGCAAGCCTGCTTGGTAATGGGCCGGATCAGGTCGGCTTCTTGCCGAGCCATCTTTTGCTGTTCCCACTGTTCCGAGTCGAGGGTGGGGTGGGCTAGATTGTAGGTTTGGCAGATCCAGTCGACAGCTTGCGGAAATTCACAACCGTCACGATCCATCACCCATGAAAAGATGTCGCCACCTTTCCCACAGGAGAAGCATTGCCAAAGCTGTTTCTCCGGCGTGATATGCAAACACTTCCCATTTTTGGAAGCATGTTTGCTGGCATGTGCACCGAAATTATTAGTTAGGGTTTCATCTCTGGATACCAGTTCTGTCAAGTCCACCGTCTCTTTGATGGCTTGGACTGCTTGTCCAGAATCAGGAAATGTGGTATAATTCACTATCCATCCTTTTGGCCCGAACCCATACTGTTCGGGCTTTTTTCATGCTTCTAATTACATAACCCGCCCGGTCCAACTCTTTAAGCCTCACCGGGGTTAGTATCCGAACCTACGGGTTCGGCTATCTGCGGCAACGATATTTGGACAGCCTCCATCGGCACCTCTCTAAATTCCAAGATCTCATCAATATCTACCAAAGAAACGCCATCGCCAAAATATTTCTGTCGTAACTCGTTAATGCCTTTCAAAACCGGGTTGAGTTCAGAAATCTGCCAACGAGTCTCTCCGCTCAAGCGGTGCATCAACTGACTCCTAGCAATTCCCATCTTCCCCGACAATTCTTTCATCCAGCCGTGTTCAACATATCCACGTAAACGGTCGGATCGAAAACGCACCATTTTCATCATCATCCCCCATTTTTAACTTTGCTTATATTGTACTTTCAAACCCTACCGAAAGTCAAAGAAAAACATCACTTTCCTCACAAAAAACATCACTTTTCTTAGGTTTTTCCTTACTTTTATTATGTTTTTCCTTGTTTTTGATGTTATATTCAGTTATAATACAAGCATAATAAAAAGAGATGGAGACAGGATAGATGAACAGTTTAAGCCCAGAAGAAAGACGAATTTTGGAGACGGGTCAGTTGACTTCCACTTTAGCCAGCGGTCAAGCCTACCAAAATTTAAGGTCACGCCAGTTAGTGACGGAAACGCTCGGCGATTATTGCCGAACCACCAAGTTAGGCCAACTAATATTGGAACTGGAAACGGTAACCATATCAGTGCCAGATAGAGTTTACAACCAGCAATTTTTGGGGAGATCAAACAATGAATAGAACCCAACGAGTAACGGTCAAACGGTACCCCAAATCGGTGGGCGGTGTACGAGAAGCATTCGCCGAAGCCAGTAGACGAATTAGCAAAATCCGGGCTAGAGTTTATGCCGAAGCCCAAGCCAAAAAGGAGGCCAAATAATGATCATCTTAACCGCAAGCACAATTCCAAGTTGGCTCGAGGAACGAAAACGAAAGATAGAAGTCATGTATATGATGACAGAAGCGTATTACACCGTAGCTGAAGGGCATGGGGTATACGATTATGTCCGGGATGACAACGGTGACATCGAGGGATTCACTTTAGCCGAAGCCCTTCAGTTGACCGGGCAAGCCTCGATTGACGAGGCTTATGAAAATGGGATTTTTATAGAGGAGACCAAATAATGATGAACAACCAACCCACAACAACTCTTGATGATTTATTAGCCGAAGTGGTTCAAGTGCGAGAGGATCACAGCCAATGGGAAAAAGAGATCAAAGACCTCTTTCAATCCATCATGGAACAACGCATAGAGGAAGGTAATGAAGGTAATGAGACTACAAGCCAATAAAGAAAAGAGAGATCGCGCCCGAGGCGCATTAGTTGGATTAGCCGTTGGTGATGCCGTTGGCACTACTAACGAATTCAAAGTTAGAGGTCATTTCGAGGAGATTGTCGATATGGTTGGCGGTGGCCCTTTTAAGTTGAAAGCGGGTGAATGGACAGACGACACCAGCATGGCACTTTGTTTAGCCGAATCATTGATACTGAAACAAGGGTTCGACCAACAGGACGTTATGCAGAGATGGATCGACTGGTCGGATAACGGCAAGTTCAGCGTCAAAGGCTACTGTTTCGACATCGGCACGACCACCGCTGATAGCCTACACCATTTTAAGATGACAGGTGAGGTCAAAGAGAATAACGGCGAGTTCACCCAAGCCAACGGTTCAATAATGAGGTTAGCACCAGCGGCTATTGCGGCCAAGACTTTAGACCAAGCCTCAGCATTAAGTCAGATGCAATCCAAACTAACCCACGCCCACCCAACTTGTTTGACAGCCAGTCAGCAGTTAGGACGATGTTTATACAAAGCCATTAACGGGGAAGATTATCCGACTAACGAGTTGAGAGATTATGGGTTAGGAGACGACCCGGATTGGCATTACTGGTTAGCCGAAACCAACGAACTTGATATAGAGTCAAGTGGGTATGTAGTCGACACACTCAGAGCCGCCTTGTGGGGATTTTTCAGCACCGACAGTTTCGAGGAAGGTGCATTGAAAGTAGCCAATTTAGGCGATGACAGCGATACGGTGGGAGCCGTTTACGGACAGATAGCCGGTGCCCATTACGGTATGTCGGGTATCCCCCAAAGATGGTTGGATAGGTTAGTTGATTGCCACTTAATGATAGAGATGGCCGACCAATTAAACGAGTTGGCACTATAAATTTAGCGAGGAGATAAGATGTATTTAGAATTCACCGTAGTCAAGGAATTCAACTGCACGAAGGAGTACGACTTCTACGACTTGTTAGACGAAATCGAGCAGCGTACCGATTACGATAAGTTCTTGACCCAACTTTGGAAATTAGCCAAAGCCAACCCCGACGCTTTTGACACTGAAGATATCGACCGAGATCAGTTCCCAGAATTGCTCGACGAGGATGTTGAAGGGTTAGGCGAACTGATTGAGAAACATTATCCAGAAAGCGATGACCTCTGGATAGGGATGGTAGAGGAGCTAGCCGAGGATCAGGGCGAAATAGATTACTGCGAGACTTCTTCCGGCTTGGATAACCTCACCGTCGAAGGCACTGACTACTAGGGGGCTATTATGAACAACTATTTCCAAGGATGCGAAAGTTTAGAGGATTTCAAGAAGCGTTACAAAACCTTAGCTATTATCCACCACCCGGACAAAGGTGGGAATAAAGAGGTAATGCAAGAGGTCAACACTCAATACGAGATGGGCTGGTTTGCATGGAAGACCAAAGCGGCCTCCAGCGATAACGGGTTTGAACGTAAGTGGGCTGAAACCGCTACATGGGCCGGTGAGCAAATGTTCATGGATGCCATTAACGAGATCGTACACCTCAACCTTAATATAGAGGTCTGCGGCATTTATATATGGGTCAGTGGCAACACCAAACCTTGTAAGGATGCACTCAAGAAATCCAGTTACAGGTGGCACTCAAAGAAATTGATGTGGTACTGGAAACCAAAACAGTACCGAAGTCGATCCAAAGGGTCGTGGGACATGAACAAGATCAGAGACACTTTCGGAAGCGATTCGGTCAAAGAGCAACAACAGCAAAGCCGGTTAGGATAAAGGAGACAGAATAATGGGATTGACAGCAACGTTCAGCAACAGCCGGTCATGGAAAGTGATCGGCACCAACCTTATCGACCCGAAGGAATACCCGCCCATCGAAGGAATGGAAGGGCCGTGGTACTTTGCCGATAACGGCAGAACCCTCTATTACGATCCGAAAGAGGGTCGCTATTATGATCGGAAAACCGACCTCTATATAGAGGATGACCAATACTTGCTACCACTTCAAGGAGGCCGGCGATGACCAATCAACAATTCAACAAGGCCACTCAAATCTACAAGGGTGGCCTCAAAGAGAGCGGCTACCATGAAGTCGCTTTGAGCTTCGTCCTTGATTATACCGACTATGTCGGGATCAAACTTACCCAAAACGATATTGATGCCATTACGGCCAATGCAGAGGAGACAGAATAATGGGACGCGCCTACAATGTTAAATTCAAATTCACGAAACACTGGTATGCGGACTTCGACATTGTAGCCAATAACCAGAAAGAAGCTATGGAGATAGTTCGAGCCTATAAATTCACGGACGAGCAATGGTTTGAACTGTGCAATGACGTAGGAAACAACGCAGAAGATGAGAATGAAATCACTCTCATCAAAGCGGCCAGAATCAAGGAGACAGAATAATGGAATTGAGAATCAAACGAAAGTCAGCTATAGGATGGGCACCGCATGAGAGGTATCGCCAAGTGCTGGTCGATCCGTCAGGTCAGGAACATTGGAGCTGTGTCGTGACCAATTGCTCGGAGCGATCCGAGCTGGAGGCCGACAACATGATGCTCGACTGGATTGTCCGCCAAGATTTCTATTTGGACGATGGTGTCGAGCTGACCGACGAGCTGGGACGGGAGCACCACCTTTACCCGTAAGAGTAGAGTCAACAAGGAGACAAGATAATGGAACTACGAAAGAAGAAGAAGACCAAAGTCTATAGCACTGACAACGGCATCGCTGTCAGTTTGTACGACACCGAGATTTTCAACTTAAATTTGGACAAGCATACCATCACCCTACGAACAAACGGCTATTTCACGGTCACCACTAAGCGGCGGATCAATCAGGCATTCCAAGAGTTTAATCTGCCATATATCTTGTGGCAGAAAGATTTTGACTGGTTCGTAAGAAAGTCCGGAACCGATTTGGTTTGGGAGTTTAATGGTGACGATCTGGTTCTTGATACCAGTTTGACTCCCGCCTGAACGAGTGCCAGATGGTAACTGGCCGAAACCCCTCACGGGGTCGTGGGCAACCACAATTTAAGATTATGAACAAGGAGATAAAAATGGAGATTGAAACAGAATTCGGACGACCCAAGGAGCGAGAGACCACCTACAGGTTCCTCTACCGATTACAAGCCGGTGGGAGTATAAATATGTACGGTGCGCCAAAGGTGTTGCAAGACACTTTTGGACTGAGCCGTAAGTTAGCTTATCAACTATTCAAAGACTGGACTGAAAACTGGAAACAGAGTTCTTTTGAACAAGCCAAAGGCCAAGGAGATTTGACCCCATGAAATCAATCAACATTTACAGCGGCAACCAGCAACGGGTCGAGCTGGAGCAACTGTTCCAAGCCCAATTGCCGGCTTACGATCCGGACGGTTATTTCAAGCCCTTACCGCATTCAGTCATGCACCAGCAGACAGTAACCCTAATCGAAGAATTGGGCCACACTATCACAGACAGCCAATTCCATATGACTGATAATCATATGCGCGCGCTCGGCATCTACCAGTTTGAAAGCCAACTGGACGATGATTTCAACAACGCTGTTACCTTCTTCAACTCTAACGACAAATCCAGTGCTACCAAAATGGCCGCTGGTAAGATCCAAACCGTTTGCTTGAACTCTTGTATCACCGGCGAGGTAGTTTATAAAACCCAACATACCAAACATATCATGTCACGACTACCCTACTTGTTAGGTGATGCCGTAACCAAGATTGGTCAGTATGTTAAGCATCAGGAACAGATGCACATCGCTTACAAACGGGTCACCCTCGACAGTGAAAACACTGACAGCCAACACCAAATTCTGGTCGACCATATCATCATGGAAGCTAGCCGAGCGAAAGTGATCGCCAATACCGCTATTCCCAACGTGGAACACCAGTATTGGGTGCCAAAGCACGAAGAGTTCACCTATGACGGGTATAGTCTACACCGACTACATCAGGCTTTCACTCAGAATTTCCAAGATAAGAAATACCCTTATCAACGAATGGCCCGTAGCAGTTTGGATTTGCAACGTATCTTCAACCGTATATTCGCCCCACAAATTCAGCAAGTGATAGACGAAATGGCAATCTTGGCCGAAAGGACTAACTAATGACTGACTTATTGAAACAATTTGAAAACTCCGAGGAGATAACCCCACTTCGTTCCGGACACCCGGGTGGGGTTGTCAGCGCCCGGTTATATGGATCATCGCATGGACTCCTGAGGATCAAAGGCCGAGCGGTACAAGCCTTGCGAGATTTCACTTGGTATAAAGTCCACTTATTAGAGGAGAACGGCAACAAGAAATTGATGGTCAAATTCTCCAAAGTGGAAAAGGGGGCGGCAGGCAAACGCTATCAATCACGCAGTAAATCCTCTATCTCCTTGGGTATTGCCCAGTTCTTGGCTAAGGCCAAAATTTCACCCCCCAACAGGGGTATGGTTTTCTCCTTCATTGAGGATAAAAGCGGCTTAACCTTTGACGCTGAAAACAAAATCCTATTGTTGGATTTTGGCCAATGTACCGCTGAACAAGCCGATTGGCGGAAGTTTGGTGGCAATATCCGGGGGCAAGGCTAATGGCCAATCAGGAACCTAAAACCAGTGACTATTGGCAACCTAGCCAAGAGTCGTTGAGAAAATACATGGTCAAAATGGAGGGCTGGCGTCAATGGGACGCCGGCTTGTCCACGGCCAAGCAGATTATCCGTGACCTTCGTGCTTTGCCGCCTGAGCATATCAAGAACAATAATATCAACTGGCAACATCTGGTCCGACTGACCGGTGAGGAAGAAGCCCAGCGAGAGTTGGGAATGTCACCACCAATCGAACCTTTACCAGTGCCACCAATCCAACCCCCATCACAGCAAATGGAGCTATTCTAATGATTAATGACCCTTCTGACGAACACTTTAGCCAGCAGTCAACTCAGTACCAACAGCAATTAGAGTTCCTCAGAAAACAGGAAACAGAAGTGCGAGACAACTTTCAGCATGTTGCCCAACAAGAATCGGCCCAAGAATTAATCGAGTGGCTGGCTGATAGTATCAGCTTAGAAGATATGCTGGAATACTTAGCTCAAAACGAGGCCAGAGGTAGCATTTATATGACCTGCCTGCCAAAGCCATGAAGAATATCGGCCCAAGAAACAAAGAGGGGAAGTTTCAAGCTATCAAAGAAATGGCTAGTCGGGGTGCTTTTACCTTCGGCCAGTATCCCACCCGAGGCCAATTCTATCGAGCTTTGGAAGACGGACGGGTTGAAGGTGATTACCAGCAACGAATCAAGATCAGAGACGAAGCCTTGATTCAACAATACACTTTCATCAAAACCCCACCGGCCCAAGGTGACTTATTCTAACTCGAGGGGCAAACACAAAAAGGCGGTGGGGTTCTGCCAGAACCCCACCGCCAACAAAGATATCGAGCCCCAGCCCTAAAATATCCTCGATCTTTATGATACCCTAAAATGATGCAGAAGGCAAAGATCAGCCCATAACAAGGGTGAGAAAAACATAATAAAAACACAGAAAAACATAATAAAAACACGGTTTTCCCTTGTTTCTCCTGTTATAATCAGTTATAATACAAACATATAAAACAGTTAGAGGAGAACAAGGCGATGACAGTACAAGAGTTGATTAACAAGTTGGAACAGGTTAAGGACAAAACCGCCCAGGTTGGCATTACAGACAGCGAGATTCAAGCCCACGAAAGGTGTCCGGTTGGCATTTACGACTTAGCACAGATGGCCGACGGTAGCCCGACGGTTACAGCAGACTTGGAACAAAACAGTATCCGAGTTCCAAACAAAGTTTATATCGCCTTCAATAACGACGGTGACCATGTAAGCAACGTAGACAAGTATATTATCCAGAACGCGAACGCATAAGGAGACAAAATGATGATTAACTTGCAAGAGTTACAAACCACCAAGGCCACCATTCAGGCCTTGGATAAGGAAGAACGAAGATTTTCGATTGAGAAGGACGTCACGCCGTTGGGCCTTGATACCATGAGGAAAATGCTGGTTCTGGTCAACATGGCTATAGATGAAATTGAAAACCGCAAGGAGACAAAATAATGGGATTCTCAAGCAAAAATTGCAACACATGCGGTCACCCACTATTGTCACAATACGCCATCTTTGAGGGTGGCATCAACAAATGGATGACGCAAGTAGCTATCATCGAGAGGAAAGGGCTAGTGGTTGGTGAATTCACTGGTTACAACAGTGTTTGCCTTGGTGGTGAATCTGACCACATTATCAACTATTCCGCTAATTGCTACCACCGTCATTGTTGGGAATTACAAGACCGCCCCACCGAATGGGTAGAGAGTAAAACAAGCGATTCGGCCCGAGATCAAGGTTACTTCTTTGACAAGGACGACCACAATTATTCGGAGCAGGAGATCACTAATTGGGTAAACAAGACCAAGCAAGAATTCGATGCTTGGTTCCAAGCCACTGAGGAGGAGCGAGAGCAATTACTAAATCCAGAATTAAGCACTCATGCCGAGCAAGTTGGAGCCAACCGACACACCATCTTGGATGCTGATGAAGATGAACCGGTTGGGCCGCTTTACACCATCGACACTGATGACGAGCAGTTTAGCCACGAAGAAGTCCTGTTTATAACCGGATACCCTACCATTGAAGATGCGGCCCAAGATGGGGTCACTATTAAAGAAGTCAAATAAGGAGACAGAGAAATGGAATTGAAAAGCCAACTGAGCAAGATTAGCGAACAAACCAGAGGCAAATTCGGCCAGACCATTGAGGATTGCGTTGAGGAGATTCAACGCAATCGAGACCGAACATGGCACAGTATAGCCATAAGGTTGTCTAACAGTGATGTGGATGTCACTGATGACATTATTGGCCGTTTGATAGAGGAGGCCATTTTGGAAGGAGCCAGCCATGTCTTGAAATATCACGCCAGATTCCTGATGGAGGGATTGGGCAACGAGATTAATCGGGTTGGCCACAATGACGGGCTAGACAAAGATTACAACGGTGAAGATTACAAGTCACCAGAATTGACCGAAGCATTTGAAGAACTCAAGAATAAGGAGACAGCATAATGGCAATATCATTGACAGTATCAGGTTTGATCGAAAGCCGAGAACAACTGAAAGGGTTGCTCTCATTTATGCAAGATGATTATAAGGCAATTGATTCCAAGCTCTTTCGGCTTAACCCGGCGGCTCGAGACAACTGCCCCTTTACCACCGATTACGACACCCTCTTAGTGAGAAAAGTAAAGCTGGAGCCGGAGATTGATGGGTTAATGAATTCCATCAAAGTCATCGAGAAAGCGATTGAGGATCGAGGATATAAAAGCCTCTTAATAGAGGAGCAGAAATAATGTCAGATTTAACCTATACCCAAGCCAAAGGACTAATCGCCAACTTGGGGCGAAACAAAGTCGATTCCCTGATCAAACAGCACAGCATCGAGATGTTGGTAGCCGCTTGCGAATTGAGCATCCAAGCCGACAGTATTGAGGACAGTTATCAAGGCTTCTGGCAGAGTGACAAGGATTTTGTCATGGACTTGCTTTATGACCTTTACGACCTGGAGCAGTTGCTCCCCCACTTTATTGCTATTGATTGGGAGATAACAGCAAGGGCGGTAATGACGGACTATTCGGAAGATAACGGCCACTATTGGAGAATATGATGAAAGATAGTTTTTGGGGAGATAATGGGCCGGAAATGATTAGAGATTTTCTGGAGACGATAATATTGGCCGGGGCCATGTTTATCTGGCTGGTCTTGGTGTTTTGTAGCGGATAGAAAAATGGGGCTGTGTCTAAAGCACAACCCCAACTAATTTAACACCTGAAGCCATAAAGGTGCTCAAGGAGAAGACAAGTATGATAGCATATCAGCAGAGGCAAAACCAGTTTGGGATCAAGCCTCAATTGAGTTACAATGAATGTTTGGCGGTAGCAAAAGGGATGGACATTAACCCCACGCCGTCGAACCTAAAACGGATCGAAAATGCGAATTCGATTCGCTTCAACCATCAATACGTGGAAATGCCTTTTGTGCGGGATGGGTACGAGGTCTACTGCGTATTTTCACAATCACTTGGAGGTCAGGGATACATCGTATCTTATCAGATCTTCAAGAAAACTTGGGTTTGCAGTTGTCCTGACTTTGAGTTTGAGTTTCAAGGGCATCAATGCAAGCACATTTTAACCTTCTCAACCATAAGGTAATTGTAATGGCCAGAAAAAACTACGATCAATATAACAACGTTGCCAGTCGATTGGCTGGCCTCCACCAAGATTATTTGGACATGGTTTCAGTTGAAACTACCAAACCAACCTTTGAGTCGCACCCCGTTTTGGGGGCTGTAATTGAATGTTCGGCTCGGATTACCATCTACCCGACCGATCCATTATTGCCAGACAAGCTGAAATACGATGGCCATGCTATCGAGCAGTTGGCGTTGCCTAACGGCGATGGTGGGTTCCTGAAACCTTTACACAATGCGGAAAGCCTATACGAGATCGCTGAAACTTCGGCCATTGGCCGCGCCTTAGCCAGTGCCGGATATGTAGGTGCTGACGGTCAAGGCAAAATGAGCTTTGACGTGGTTGAAGCCAGAGAACGGCAAGAGGCAAAAAACAAAGAAAGGTTCGAACAAGACGCAGGGAGGGAAACAGCCACCTCGACCACCACGATGGAACCGACACCCACTCTAAAGGTAGTCGAAGATAAAGCCAGGAAGGAGTTAGATCGTCGGCAAGGCCAAGCCGAAAAGTTGGGGGAAAAGGTCGAAAAGGCCAAGGCCGAACTCGAAGCTGAAACCGCCATTACGATACCTGAGAATGGGGCCGAATTAACCCCTCAATTATGGAAATCTTGGTTGGATGCGGCCAAGATTCCAGAAGACACATTCCCCACGATTCCCACAACCAACCAGAAGATCTCAATCCCGAAGTTGGCTCAGATCTTCCAAACCTACCAATCGAAACCAGTTATGAAGCCAGAGGTGTTAAAAGCACAACTGACCAGCCAATATAAGGTGACGAATCCCCGGTTATTGACCGATGAACAAGCCGATCAACTGATCGGCGAAATCAAGGGGGTGAAATAATGCCATTGCATCCCGCCGAAATCCAACGGGCCAGAATACGGGGGGTCAACTATCCCGCTGAGGCGGAACAGATTTTCCGCCAAGAGTTGGGACGAGAATCAAAGGAGGAGTTGATCAACCATATTATCAACTACCTCGATACTGAACGGATTCTCGACTACCTAGAGCGGGCGGATAAGTTGGAGGGTTTGATCTTTAATGAGGTGCGAGACGATGAGGCCAGAATGCTTTATCGAGACCTGCACCGAGATCAAGGCTACTATTAGCCGTAGTGCGTTTTATTCCGCAATTGTATGGCCTTACACTAAACCCTAGCATCCGACACAGCCTGTCGGGTGTTAGGGGCATTATTGGAGGAGATGGAGAAAACAGATGGATCACTTTGAATTATCCCACCAAGTAGAAGCCGATTTCCAAAATTTGCCTTACCACCAAGTAATCGAGCTACGGGACAAGATGGCCCACCAAGTGGCTGATATTGACTTGAAGGAACCGATTGAAGACATCAAAAAATGGTATCGAAGGTCATTGCTGAAGGGCATGGAATCGGATGGCTACTTGAACGATAGCTTATCCACCTTGATTCACCTCTACATTTCAGCCGTGGTGGAGGAAATGGAACAGGATTGGCGAGACAAGGAACATTTCTGGCAACACCTCAATGGAAGTTCTAATCGGCCCCAATGATTTCACCTACGGGTGGGGTTGATGGTATAATTGAGGCGTTATAATTAAACAGTGGGACAAAATGGGATCCGCCAAAATAGCCCATAAAAAGCCCCGCAGTTAGATTCGATCAGTTATTGCCGGTAAGCTGAAACTGATTTGAACATCTAAACTAATCAAGGCCGATTCAGGTGACTGAACACACTTGGATCGGCCCTTTTTTATGTCTAAATAAAAAGCTCGGCCTCGCTATCAGACCGAGCTTTTCTCTACGGGAGGATCAGAATCAAAGTTTTGGTTGTTGGTGTGGGGCTTAACAGTTACTGCCTGCTACTCCCCGCCTCCCGTTTGAGTTCCTTAAATGTCTGGCAAGAAATTAGAATCTTTTCGCCGTTGCCGTTCCTGCCGTTGCTTCAAAGCCCGTTGTTGGCGGCTTTCTTCTTCCCGCCGTCGGTGGTAATCTTGCCGCTGATCGTCCTTGTCAGAATAGTCCCAATGCGACACTAAGCCCAAAATACCACACCCGCAAATCAAAATCACCGCCGCCCACTCAAATATTTCCGAGCCACCTATATCAAACCAATCCAGTAACGGCAAGTCTCCAGCCAGCATCGCCAACAATATCACCTTCCCCCAAATGGTGGCATGGGCTACCGTTTTGACCGCTGGCGAGGCTTTCACCCCCGCCTCCTCATCAAACTCCTTTGACTCGTCCTTGATCGTTTCTTGCGTCGACTTCAGCGTTTGGATTAAGCCGACAACCGAGCGGAAGATAAACAGTGGATTCATTCATTTCAGGTCATCAATAACTTGGCTAAAATACCTGCCACGGCGGTCAAGGCTACGGAACCAATCACGGTCAAGGTTTTGTAGCTTTGGCTTTGCGAAGTTTCCAGCCTAGCAATAGCCACTTGCAAATCGGTCAAGGTTTGCTCAATTTTAGCCATCCGGATAGTCAGATCCTTGAGTTGCCCTTTTTGTGAATTGCTACCCGCTTGTTCTTGCATCTCGATTTCCATTTGCCTCGGCTATAATAGCCGCCAGATCCTTTTTGTTGAAAGGTTTACTCAAGTACCCATCCATCCCTGCCGCTTGGCATTGACGGGCAATATCACCCACTACTGAAGCGGTTAAGGCTATAATACGGTTAGCTCTCAAACCTTTGTCTTTTTCTATTTGCCGCATCTTCAAACTAGCCTCAAATCCGTCCATGTTCGGCATTAATAAATCCATCAATATCAAGTCGTAACTGGAGAAACAGAATTCCTCTACCGCCTCCAACCCATCATTGACCGTCACCACTTGGCAACCCAGATTCTCCAGATGGCGTTGCACTACCGCCCGATTGACCGGATCATCATCCACTGACAAAACCCGTAATGGTGCTTGTGCTTGTGCTTGTGCTTGTGCTTGTGCTTGTGCTTGTGCTTGTGCTTGTGCTTGTGCTTGTGCTTGTGCTTGTGCTTGTGCTTGATTGTCTTTTACCTTGGCCCGACCATTGGTAGCCAATTCCAGTTGGAACCAAAACATAGCACCGGCCCCGGCTTGACTTACCACCCCCATCCTGCCGCCCATGCCTTGCACATATCCTTGGCTGATAGATAAGCCCAAACCGGTGGCGCCACTTTTCTGGCTAGCTTGGTTAAAGGGTTGAAACAGTTTGGTTTGCAAATCCTTTTCTATACCCGGCCCGGTATCGGAAACCTCGAAACGGACATCATCATCAACGGCTGGCATCACCTTCAACCAGACCTGCCCCTCCTCCGTAAACTTGATGGCATTGCTGATTAGGTTAGCCAATACTTGATGAATTTTTTGCTGGTCTCCGTAACGGGTCTGATCCATTTGGTCGGAAACATCACAGACCAGATTCAACCCCTTTTTATCAGCCAGCGGTTGTAACCCGTTGATTGTTTCTTGGCAGATCTCTAATAGGCTAAATTGGTCATGTTGGTATACGGTTTGATCCGATTCCACTTGGGCCAAATCCAAGATTTCATCAACCACGGCCAACAATCTGTCTGATGAAATCACGGCTCGTTGCAAATCCTCACCTTGTTGCGGAGTCAAGTCCCGCGGTTCAATCAAAGCCAACGAGCCAATAATGCCATTAATGGGAGTGCGGATTTCGTGGCTCATCCGTGACAAGAAATCGCCTTTAGCCTTGGTTTGGGCTTCGGCTACCACTTGGGCATCTTCCGCCACCACTTGCGCTCTCTCCGCGGTGATAACATCCTCCAAAGCCTGCTTCAATTCTTCCTTCACCGCTAGCAATTGGGCTTGTACTCCTTGCCCTACCATCTCTGCCGCCTTGTTGCGGTGGTCTTCCAAAATTGCGGCCAAATAGCCTTTGACTTCAGCCGTAACAGCCCTTTGCGCCCGCAACAAAGCCAAGGCACACAAAAAGGCGGTGCCACAACCCCATATGAGGCCCAATACAATCAAATGCCACAAAGCTATTGGCACCGGCTCCCCTCAATCAACTCCAAACGATAGCCAGAAAGAACAAAGCCTGCCAGCATCCCATCGCTAACAAAAAGCATAATATCTCCGCCCAATTGGTTTCCATGTTTTAATCACCCATCGTCTCCGTTCCGTTGATCGTATAAGGCTACCACCGCACTGGATAAGATGCCCAACATTACCAGCAATAACCTTTCAAAAAAGGCCAATTCTTTCTCGATCCCAATGGTTCCTTTAGGAGACCACCACGACACAATGCTCATCGCCACCATGCAACCCACCAAGATTAGGACACCAGTAAAGACTAACCGCACCACTGAGATTTGGCCTTGGGTCTTGGTCAACCTTTCGTTTTTCTGCTCAGTTTTGTCCAAGTTCTTCATCAGATCTTGGACTTGGGTTTCCAAAATCAAGATCACTTCATGGTCAGTCTTCCCGTCATATTCACCAAGGCCAGTTGGCCCATTCCCAACCATTTGCTTTTTGCCGCTAACCTCCCCGCAAAATTAGCAGGGCTTGAGCCTTCAAGTCGATGACCGTTTGAAAGTTAGTTGTCAGTAGCAAAGGCGGACACTCATCCCCTGCCTCATAGATTTCATCTACCGCTTGCCTCATTTGCTTGATCAAACAATAGAATTTCCGCTTGCGTTCACCTTCCAAGGCCGGGGCCAAATAATAGGACATATCACCGTGCCGCCCATAAGCTAAAGTTGATTCATTCACGATCCATTACCCAGCCGGATCCATCTTGGCATCGTTCCCGTAATCGGCTCGAACTGAAATGGTGACGACGGTTGTTATAAATGACCTCGATGCCAGAGATCTCAGATCCGGTGAAATCCTTGTTTCGATACTCCTCTGAAACGAACCGTCGATCAGGGCAGAAGGACAACAATACTTGTACCAAATCGGCCTCGGTTTCATAAACTACTACCTGATCCACGTACCTGACACTCTCTAATTGGATCTGGCGTTCAAACAACGATTGGACCGGCTTATTCTTTTCTGACCGATCAACCGAGGGATCTACCTGCAAGCCCACGATCAAATAGTCGCAATAATCCTTACATTCAGTTAGCATTAGAATATGGCCGGCATGTAACAGGTCGAACGATCCGCAAGTGAAGCCTATCATTTACCACCACCCGAACAGCTTCTCACCCCACGATTTGGTGCCGTTGAGCAGTTCGTCTTTCCGTTTGGCTCTCTTGATGGCATCCTTGATTTGTGATTCAGTCAGCAAAATATCTTGCATAACCTCGCCAGCCACTTCCACCTTGGCATGCCAATATCGGTCAAGCTCCCCGAACACATGGTCCGAATTTCTAACCAGTTTCAGTCTCATCTCCTTCGTTCCCTTCCCCCTTGCTGGGGCCGTTTAGCCCCAAGCTGAAGCTAGTGGCTTCTTTCACCAATTGGGCGTCATCACTTTGGTTGTTAAACCAGAAATCGGTCAGCTTGGACATGCTTGTTGCCACGGCGGTGACGGTGATAGTCAATAGGGTCTCCACCCCAGCGTCGATCTCATATTTCCCAGCCGCCATCACCAGCAAGCCCATGATCAAGGCCAACAGAACCGCCAACAAGGATGCACTCAAAGCATATTTCCTTTTCTGGCGATATAGGATCAACTCCAGCAGTTCGTGGTTGACCGAGTTGGCATAATCCAGTTCGGTTTTTGGGACGTTATTAGCCATTATTGCGAAGCCATAAATTGATCGTAATAATAGGAAGCATCAGATCCGGTCAGGCTGATCTCATAGGTGCCTTCATGGTCTGGATCGTTTCCATCCATTTGCCAACCATCCAAAACGATACCTGTACCTTTTACCGGGTCGTAAGGTTTCAGGTCGTTAAGTCCGTCAAGTTTGATTTTGTATTTTAATTTGCGGGGCGGTTTCTGTACCTCGCTCCCAGTATCCGCATCTTTGGTCATGCCTATTGGGGTCACTTTGACCTGACTAGCATCTCTCACAATTACCGGCAAATCAACTGAAATGGTAGTAAACGATGACGGGTTGGTAGCAGAGGCATCATAAGCCAGACTTGAAATAGTGGTAATCATGGTCTTGGTAACGGTAGGGAGGTCACGATCAACCGGTGTCTGGAATCCCTTGCACATGGCTTTGGTGATCGGTTTCAATTCATCGGTCAACTTGCCGTCTTTATTGGCGTAGATGGAATTGCAGAACCAGTTGGGCGGGGCCGACCGAACGCACCTCCGTTTTTCACTTGACCAGTGCATACAGACCGGAATGTTGGCTTGGATATTAGCGTTATTGGTTCCAGTTTGGGTTTTCTTGCCGGCCAGATCTTGCTTCAGTTGCAGTTGAGGCAATGAGGCCATCATATCCTCGGCATTAGAAACCTCGACTGTCATTTGGCGCGGATCGAACGGGTTCCAACTTTTCTCGATAATTCGCAAGCTGTTGCGAATCCCGCCTCCGTACGGCGTTGAACTCATGTTGGCTGGCTCAAATGCCCAAGCATCGACCGTTTCGTCCATCCTTTCAATTACGATTTGGGAATCAGTGTTAGCTACAACCGCATAGAATTTCATAAATTCATCTATCAAGGTGATGGTGCTACGCCCGAAGCCGAGCTTGGCCCCTCGATATTGGTTCTCAATCAAGGAAATGGTACCGCCGGCGATATAGTAGATTACGGTGAAATCAGTTGCATGAGCTAATCTGGCCGTGGCCGGGATAACGATTTGAAACTCATTAGGGTCGATCAGGTTGTCTTGGTAAGTGGCGGCGGTGGCCGACTCGTCATAGACATCGAATAGATCACCGACATTAGCTTTCTCGGTATCATAAAGGATGGGGTCGATCTCGTATAACTCGCCAAACTTGACCGAATAGCGGGTCTTGGGAATCGACGATTTGGCTAAAGTCTTCAGGGCTTTATTGGCTAGGTCGTCAGGCCGATGGATCTGTTCGTCCGACACGAACCGGCTGACTTGCCCATAATTGTCGCTAGCCGTTTGGTCTTTGAACGTCACCGCCTCCACACTGGCAAAGGTGGTCGGATCACCAGTAGTTGGCTCACTGATAGGAGAAGGCGGAAGGATCAAATAATTATTGCTGATAGAGGTGATCCGGGTCTCCAGAACCTGTTTAACCGGGATGCCGATGGCTGGGTCTCCTGCCGTCAGGGTCGGTAGATACTCATTGATCCTGACCCGGCCGACATGGGTGAATTTGCTACTCTCTGACGCATCCACCAAGCTGACAGTATGGGCATTGGTTCCGCCCCGATGATAATACCGTAATGATGACCGGTAGTTGAACGATTTGCCGACCGTCAACGGCTCCTCAGTATCGACCTTAACCATCATGCTGACCCCTCCGGCCCCATATTGGCCGACGGTACTACCGCCCGTCTCGTAGGAGGCGCTAGAAGGTTGTCGCTTCAACTTTCCGACCTGCATAAAATAACTGCCAGTTCCAGTCGCTAGATGGTTGTTCCAGAGCATATAGACACTCGAACTGTCAGGGGTGGTATCCCAATCCGAAGCCACCGTGATCACGGTGGAGGTATTATTATAGACGGCCCGAACTTGGCCCAATCCGGTCCCGCTAGCAATCTCGATCCAACCAGTGCTGGTATAATCACCGAATGAGGCTCCACTATCGGTCAAGGTGTTGGACGTGCCAGAGGTGGCGGTGCCGGTCAGGTAATTGAACCCCAAGACCTCGGTTATCTCTGGGTTACGGATCAGCCAAATTTCGCCGCCAGTCGGATCTCCACCGAAGGCTTGGTCTAAAGTCACCGTCAAGCCGCCATTATCAACAATATTCCTGATCTGGCCAGCTTCAGTACCTGAATAAATAAAGGCGATCCCACCCCGATAGGCACTGGCTTTCAGGCCGGCATAAGTGGTGACGGTAGCTAACCCCGGCCCCTTGGTAGCATCCAAGGTCAAGGTCAACCTGTCCGAACTTTGGGAAACCACACCAGTAGCCCAGACATCATTGTAAACAGCTATCACATCACCGACCCGAAACTTCCTATCACCGCCGGCCCAATTATTGGCGATCCGTAACATCTGGCGCGAGGTTTGACGGCCCGTGCTGTAAGTGGCGGTATGGAAATCTTGGACGAGGCCGGTATAGGTATCTTCCCAGGCGGAAGATGCGCCAACCGGATAAATCTCGGTGGCTAATTCTGAAGCGTCTTGGTGCTTGCTCAAAGATTCCAGATTCCGGCCATAGATCACACTCATGCCGGAGTGCCTGCCTTTGAAATAGAGGAGATCGGCTAGCCCATCTTCATTGATAGACAGGTCACCTTCCCAAATGGGGGCCAAACTACGGGCGGCTCGTAGACACGAATCCGACCTAAAAACGGCCTCCTTGTTGCTAGTGTCAGAAAAATCGACCCGGCCGGCGGCGAAACTATTGCTGAAAGGGCTTAAAACCTCCCCTAATAAACTGGTGGGGTCTTGTTCCCAAGACGGGCGTGAAGCTCCTAACTGGTTTTGAGAATAGGCTATATCCGCTCGACCGCTAACAATAAAAGGCAGGTTGGCCATATCGTAACTGAAATGGTCAGCTTGGATCCGGGCCGATAAAATGCCTTGCTGGTCACGTTGATACTCGACCTGCTTGATCCGGTAGAGCCGATAATCGGTTCTCTGGATGGTACGGCCAGCATGGTCGGCCGCTGTCTTGACTTGGGTAGTGCCAACCTCACCCCGTGACCATTGACGGATACTGACACTAGCGGCATCAATGCTGTTGACCGTGCTACGGTATACCGTGTCAGCTAAATTAACAGTCACCACATCATCTATAGCTAAATTGGTCAAGAAAGCCGGGCCGGTGGTAGCATCCAGCACTACGCCAGTAGAGGAATTTATGGCCGTGATGGTGGTCTCCAAAACATCGGTCCGTAAATCCACCAACCGCAAATAATTGAAGGCGGTCACATGCTCCAAGGCCGGATCGTCGTAAGCCGCCCGAAATTCGATCCTGTGGCCTCCGACCAAGTCCTCCGACACTTGAACACTATTAAAGTCAATACTGTCCAGAAAAGCCATTCTGAGGCCGTTAGGAGGGTATTCCGTCCCCCCAACGGTTTCAGTTTTGCCGTTCCAAACTTCTAGGCGGTAACTCTCAAGCATTGATCGGCCTATTGGAAGTTATTGCGGTAATAAATCTCAACACCAGAGGGTATCGAATTAGGAAAATACAACATCGACTTGGTAGGTGACAAGATCGGCATCTTGCTCTGGTTGATGGTCATATTGGTCAGGGCATCAGTATCAGTGCTGGCCGAAGCGTCCCACAGTTTGGCCCTAGCGATTACCTTGGTGGTGTTGGAGTCTAAGGTCAAGATGTCTCCCGCATCCAAGGTGGAAGCATAAACCGCTTTCAGGTTCTCAAACTTGGCCGCGTTCCGTTTGGCGTGTTGTTCGGCGAACCATTCATCGGGTTGCGATTTGGCCAGGATTTCGAGGTCGTCGATCAGAACCGGCGGATAATTTCCAGATGTTGTAGAATACGTTCCAATTAAGACAGAGGCCGCCGCTGGGATGTAGCTTGCGGTAGTTGTCGACGCCTGATTAGTCGCCCCTGCATTTGAACCGTTTACATAAATCTTCATCCCGTTGGTGGTATCAAAACTGCACCCTATTTCGATTTCATCGTCCTGTGAGAAGTTCATCACAGGCGAATATGCGTAATAATGCACCCCACCAGCCTTTCGGTGGAACACAAACTTATCGGATGCGTTATCGTATTTGACAGCTATATAATCATTCCCATCACTATACACATTGATAATGTAGCTGTCCTCGGCTACCGCCGACGGGTATTGTGGCCTAAACACAGTCCGTATGGAGTAATCATCAAGGTTAATCGTTTGGCCCGAAAAATCATATTTCTCGTTGTAGCCCGTTTTATACCCCCGCGTCAATCTCGTCGGCTCGAAGCGATAGCCGTTGGTCATGTTGTTGAAGGAGGCGGACAGGTCGGGGCGGTGGACTATGGCTATGTCGTCAAAATAAACAGTACCGGCACTAACCGCTCTAATATAGATGCCTGCACCTGTTCCTCCGGCCTTAAATATCCAGCTCCGCCGCGTGTATGAGGTCTCTGTCAAGTCAGTGGCCGACACGACATTGGCCGCCCCATCATTTATCATCACTTTCCCTGTAGCCGTCCCCTTTTTATACCATAGGCTTAATTCATACCAGTTTCCTGCCACAAAAGCACCAGATAAGGATTGATTAGCCCCCTGATCGCCCCCGGTCGCTGTAATCAGCAGTGAATTTGTTCCGCTATGCTCATCAGTGTCTGAGGTTACTGTGGCGCCGGCCTCTTGCGTCCACCCCGTGGGCGGACCAGCTCCCCCCTCCATGCCGCCGTTATCCACCAAGTTGGGCAGGATTTTTAGGTCGTCGTATTGGCAAGTCTCAGTGTCAGTGGTACTGCTCGAAATAATACTTAAATCAGTAGAGGCTCCCGCCGCCTCATAACAAGACTCAACGAAACCCCAAGTATTGGCCGTGACTCCGGCTTGGGTGGTGTTAATAATTGCCGTCGCCCCCACTGTCATCATATTCACGAAGGCGATAGTCGCCGCCCCTCGATGCCATGCCCGGATGACATAATCTTCGCCGCTGGCCGTGGTAAAAACGTTACGGAATGCCGCTGGTGTTGCGTCTCCGTTGGTAATCTGGATTGATTGGGCATCTTTTTTGACTTGGCTGGTGATTGTGGAATAGGAAGACGCCGCGTCTCCTTGCAACCTCCCCCCAATCCCGCCATTTTCCATGCCCCCATCGGCGATCAGGTTTCTGCTGATGTATGCCAGTTGGGTGCGGGAGTGGGTGCCGTAGTTGGTATCTACGCCGCCGACTAAAGCTAGCGTGTTTGAACTGGCCGAGCTGTCGGCCAAAGTTGTGTCCGTGGCGGCATCGGACATCAACCACCAGGCATCTTCGGCATGAGAGTTGATAGAAACAGAAGCCCCATTTGGGTTGCTGGCAAGGGTCAGGGCGGCGGCGGCATGTAATGAGGCGGCTCCCAAATCATTACCGGCCCATACCCGCAAATCTTTAATTTTGCCGTTAGCGGCCCAAAAGTTGGCCGACCCTGTGTAGTCGATGCCCACATATATATTCGCGGACGGCGAAACAGTAGTGACCGTGCCAGCAACGGAGCTACCGCTACCACTAATATCCGTACCATCCAAATAAAATTGGACCGTCTGGGTTGAATTATCCCAAACAAAAAAGGCGTGATGCCATTTGCCATCTATTGCACTTATCATATTAGTTGAATACCGGTACAGATAATTTGACCAATCGGTATAATAAGAGCTGTTCAGGAGGGCTTGTGTCCCACCAGCGAGTATCGTGATGGCACAATTATATAACATCCCGCCGTCGCGTTTGTAGATCACAAAATAATTCCCATCAGCAGTACCTTCCGGGATATTGAACCAACAGCTTGTCGCCAAATCAGAGGTGCCGGCATTTAGTATATCCCCCTGGCTGAACCCTTGGCTCCCGTTCAGCGTGGCATAAACCCCGACTTTATCGGCGTCTGTTAGGGTGGCATAGGTGATGCTCGTATCAGCCGAGGTTGCTACTGTGCTTTGTACCTTGTAGCCGGTTTCGTCGTAGAGAACAAACCGATCAGTACCCGGAAAGATCTTGTCACCGTATCCGGCAATAGTAGCCGTGGTGGTAGTAGTGGCCGAAACCTGCGCCGTGTCCATGTTGGAGGAGGCGATTTGCTCGTCATCAAATACCGTCCCGACGGTTTGATCGAAGTCCGAATAATACACCAACTCGCTGGAGGCTACGGTATCGGCTCGGACACCTGTGCCGGAGTTGACTAGGGTGGAGACTTCGGTGTCTGATAAGGGGCGGTCCCAAATGGCCAGATCGTCGATCAGGCCGTCCCAATACTGAATACTGCCCAAGGAGCTGCCAAGGGTGATATCATAGGCAGTGTCCGGGTCGTTGGGGTTGGAGGAGGCGTTGCTATTCAAAATAAGGCTACCCGAAGTGTCGTAGATCTCGAAAGATATATATGCAGAGGCGTAGGCTGTTGACCACCCGGCACGCCTGGAATCCCACCGCCCTACAACCAGATACCAATTGCCCCCCGTTAATGTAGTTGTCGACACATAATTGTTGACTCCGCCTCGTTGGAAATAGAGCCTGTCTGTAGGGTGATCTATAGTGATATATAGATTCCCATTGGCAAAAAGATACTCGTTTGTTACCCCCCCAAGGTCTAAGCTCCAGTCCCCCGCCTTTTTAGCCCAAAAAGAGATGGTGGCTTGGTTGGCATTAAGAGCCGCCCCGATCCCCATACCATTCCGAGTCTCGGGATTCGTGACAGTGAGGGCATCCCCTTTGGTTTTGTCCTGATTGCTATCAAAAGCGATAGCTTGGTTCAACTTGCCGGTCTGACCGTAGAACCCGGCCGCTGAAACGGTGGCCCCTACTGTATCGCCCAGAATGTTGGTGGCGTTATTGTCGTTGGCGTTCCATACTAGCGAATGGGTGGCTTCCACGATGGTGGGAGTATTAGCCGCGCCTTTAATACGGTAAACCGGGAAAGTTGGGGCTGTACCGGTATTGATGCTCTTGAAATAGCCGTTGGTGGCGTTAGGTGTGAACTCGGTAGTTTTGACCTCACTAACCGCGAAAGGGTACACCGCTTTGAAGGGTAAAGTGATGTTGGCAAATCCGTGAGCGAACCACTGACGGGTCAACCGTTCCTCGTTCATGGTGCCACTATAATTAACTAGGTAATAGCGGTCATCACGGACCCAAAAAATATCGCCTGCTGTTGGGGCTGAGGTGAAATTAGCCGTCGGCTTAATGTAAAGCTGTCTCTGGTTAGAATTACTGCCTATTTTCCAGAAATCAAACAGAAACCCATTATAATAATCGTTAGCACTATTGGTGAACTCTATCTTATAATCATATGTCGAGATGTCGGCCGCCGTTGATCCAAGTGCCGTCCATTTCGGACCCCACTGATCATAAGAGGCGATTGGAGATGCAGAATTGACAATATAATAATCCCCACTCCCATCCGTCCCCTCATGGGAATATACGAACGGCCCAGCCACGATACTTTCATCCGCGAACCATAAGGTCTGAGCTTCCACCTCACCATACAATATCTCGTCTACCTTCAAACGGTTGCGGCCAAGCTGTTTTAACTGATCCATGCCATATTCAAAGGCTTGGATGGTGTCAGCGTGCAAAATCCCATTAACGGTAATCCTTCGCACGTCCGGCAAACTGCCGTAATCCCTAGCTCCAACATCACCCGGGAACTGCAGTTGGCGATCTCTGGTTGGTGCCAAACCCCGGCCCGATACCGTCAAGGTCTCGAAGTTGCAGTTGTGGGTCACGCCGCCAACCTCAGTCACTAGCCCGTCATATAAATTTCTGCCGTTAATCTTTACTAGCTGATTAGCCATTATGAACTCCTATCAATGATCAGGCTCCGCCCATTGCCGCCTGTTGTTGGAAATATGAATCTATCAAATTTGATTGCCTATTAAAGCTGGTAACCTGTTCGGCCGCTGGTCGGCCTTGGTTCTGTTCCAAAGTATTCGACACGGACGGTAAGTATGTTTCGAGAGCCATTGCTGAACGTAAGGTGTTACCCGCTACTTGAGATAGTAACGACATTTGGCCACGGAGGACACGGGTCAAGGTATCGGCTTGTCGGGTGGTAATATTGCGAATAGCCACTGATAGGCCGGGTGTTTTTCGGTCTTCTTTTTCGGCTTGGGGGAACATAGCTTGCGGATTGAGGCCCAAGGCTTGTAGCGCATCGGAAGCCTTTAACCGGGCGTCCCTAGTAAATGCCTCCACCCCAGCCCGAACGCCAGCCAAAGTCTTTTTCTCGGCCTCATCAATGACCGCATCCGCCAAGGCTTTGTCCAATTCCACAGCCAAGCGGCCAACCGAGCCTGACATCCAAGCCTTGCTCATACTGGCCTGCAATACCGCTTCATATAGCATCTTGTCAATGGAGCCAGAAATAGTGTCTAAGGTGGTACTAAGGTCGTTTTTGACGAACCCCTCACGTAACCCCTCCAAAATGGCACCGCTGATTTCTTGGCTTTTGTTGCGGAGCCTTCGGACATGATCTTCCATTTCGTTCAGCTTATAATTTATGCTTTTAGCCAATCGGTCAAAAGCCTCCTTGTCTGCCCCCTCCATCTTCGCCAACCTCGACTTAACAAAATCCTCATCGGTAGCTTCAAGGAACGCTTTTGGTATATCTTCCAACCGATTGCGAAGTGTCTCCAGTATAGGTGATTGCCGTGCCGCCTCCTTTAACTTTTTGAAGGCTGGCACCAATTCCAAAACAGCCATTGATAATTGGATCACACCACCAACCATGTTGCCGCTAGCCATCTTGCTGATAGCATCAGCCGCATTGGTGACAAATTCAAACCCTTCTTTATAAACCTCGCTTTCCATACCCAATGTCTCCCCCAAATAGGCGAAGGCATCAGAAACTTGAGCTATACCATCGGCCCAATCACGAAAGCTATCAGCCACCGTTTTGACATCACCTGCGGTTTCTCCCGCATCCCCTATGCCGGGCATACGGTCAAACCGCATCCCCGGCGAACTGATGGCATCCAAGCGGCGGCGTTCATCATCAACCTTTTTGCGCGCATCCGCTAATTGTTTGAACCTTGACTTGGAAGCCTTAACATAAGCGATCCAATATAGATCTTCAGCTTTTTTTCGCTCTTCTAGTTCTTTGGCCTTGGCTTGGCGGCTAGCTTCAGCTTCCCGTTCTAATTGCTGTCTATAGGTGACCAAATCGTCTTGGAAGGCCTGTTCTGATCGCTCTTTATTTTGGCGGAGAAGATCCTGCATCATCTTCGTCCTTACCCGCTTGATTTCGGTGGCCGTCTTTTCAGCTTCAGCTACCCTTTCTGCTTCCACCTCTTTGTCTAACTTGGCCTGTAACTTCCGCAACTTCTCTTGTTGCGCTCTGAGGTCAGCTTCGCCCTGCATCTGACGGGCTTTAGCTTCTTCCCTGGCCTTGGTTGCCGCTTCAATAGCCTTCTTTGCCTTCAAGGCTTTTTCGGCTTCACTTAGACCGCCTTTGGCCGGTGCAGGTGGTGGCGTGACTGCTGGTAACTGGCTGGCATCTTTGGCCAACCGAATAAAATCGGTCAGAACCTCTTTACTCAAACCGAGATTCTTGGCTAGAATTTCAAGTTGCAGATTCCAAGCCTTGGCTTGTGTTGAAGTTTGCAGGTCGTTGAAAGTGGAAATCAGTTGCTCAAAACGGTTAATGTCTGCATCGCCGCTAACTCGAACCAAATTCTCCAACTGCATACTCAGGCCGGCCATACTATCTTGGGCCGCTTGGATGTTAGCCTCTTCGGCACCGATCATCCCGCCTAAGAAATCGCCTACTGTTTGCCCTTCAACGTCACCCAACCGAGAGAGCATATGCCGGGCATCTTCTTGGAATTGGCCCAACCCGCCCCGGCTCATCTCATACAAGAATCTTTCTCTGGCATGTTCGTTCTCTTGCAAACTCTTGAAGGTTTGGCCGCCCAACTTGCCGAACCCCTTGGTCGGATCAAAGGCGTCAATCGTTTTTTGGTAGGCTTCAATATTTTCCTGAGAGTGTTTTATCTCCC